TCGTATGTCGGCGGGTCTATGCTGTTGGGTAACGTGAATATCGTGCCGCTATGATGTGTGTGCAACTGACCTTGTATGGAAACGACATGACCCACCTGCCGCACATACACTTCTGTAACAATACCACAGTTCTGCACGTTCATCGTCAACCAGCCTGTGTCTTTCTGCGAGTTGGTCTGCACATCACTGGCGTATGCCGCGCCGATAGCCTCACACAACGCTTTCTTCCGTGTTTCCAGACTGCTCGTATAACTGCTGTCTGAAGTGCTTGGCAACCCATATTGCACAATGTCTTGGAACAGCATACTCTTCTGCACATAACCGTCCAAATCGGATGTCTGCACGGCATTTATGGCATTGCGCACGGTGCTTACGCCGCCAAGTGTAGAGATAATCGAACTTACGCTGTCGGTTTTCTTGAAATACCTGCCGTCCGCATCCGTCTTGCTATACACATCAGCGGTATTGGCTTTCGCAGACAAGGCGGCACTGAAATCGCTGTTGCCCACCATAGCCGACAACAGCTCCACACCGCCCACATACAACTTGCCTGTTACATACACATCGTTGGAAACAACCACATTGCCTATCTCGTTGTGTATATACCAGTCGTAATCGGCATTGCTGATATATCCGGCAGTGGCAATGACCGCATCGTTCTTGTCTTTCCACGCCACACTGTGTAGCAAGGTCTTGTCGGTCTTTGCCAACCCGTTATGCTTCAGCGTAATGCCATAGTCATCGGCGTTTTCAATGGCAACCGAACCTGTGAACACACTGCTTTTCGTACTGCCGGTAATACTCAACACTGCCTCGCCCTTGCCATTGCCGATAAAGGTGTTCCTGTATTTGGTCACACCGCCATTATAGCCAACCATGTTGATATTCAAGTCGCCAGTGTCGGTCATATTGCCGCTGTTGAAGATGTTGCCGTTCCTAATGGCGATATTTCCGCCATAAATAAGATTGGCGTTCAGCGACACCATTAAGTTGACTCCATCGGCGCATACCGTGGCAATGGTGGTATTGTTCTTGACAAAATGAAAATCGCCCTCCGAATTGATGATAAGCTGATACTTGTTGCTCGCGGTGGGCTGCGACTGTATTATCAGACTGCCGTTGCTGTTGTAATAAATGCTCGCATTGGCACTGCCGCTACTGATATACTGTTTCTGGGCGGTAAATGTGCCATCAACGGTAACATTGTCCTCAAACTCCACGTTGTGCTTCACGCTTTGCGCACTGTACGGACTATCCACCATCAAGGCGTATTTGCCGAAAAATGCGTCTTTGAGCCGTAACGCCGTACCATCACTGCTGACTCTTATCGACTGGGGCAGCGCGTCCGTGAGCGTGTCTTTCGTGGTAGGCACGGTGGAGGCGACGGCGCAACCGTAAATGTTCCTGCCTATCTTGTCGCTGCTGTCAGCGTAAGACACACTCTCCACACTGTTGCTCTCGTAGATATACACAGGGAACGTGCTGATGCCGCTCAATCCCGCGCAATACCTTATCTTGCCGTTGATATACACATATCCCGCACTAAGGGTGCTGCCCGACACCTGACAACCGCTGACAACAAAATTGTCGCAGCCGTCAAAAATACTCGCAAAAGCCAACGACAGCTCTTGCAGGTTCATAATATCGTCTATGTAGGTATAGCGACCGCCTGTCTGTGATACAAACTCTTTCATAATTATATATATGCTACTTTGAATTTCTTTCCTGCTATGCGATACTTGGCGACATGATAACTTATCATCGCCGACAACTCATCCTGCGTGATGCGCTGCTCATTGATGGCGGGGACACACACCAAGAAACTGACATCGCTCTCGGCCATCTTCTCGTCCTTCCAGCGCAACGCCTTCGACGAGTCCTTGCCCTCGCTCTCTTGATAAATAGTCCAAGTGTCAACGCCTGCGGTTTCCGACGACTGCCAATACAACGGCACGCCATTCACATCGCCGTCCGAGATGATGATGCGGCGGTTCTGGTCTGACAGGTATTTCTTGTATTTCCTGTTCAGATAATACTCCAACATGATTACCTGCGAGGTCATGGCGGCTTCTATCCGCTTCTCGTCAGCCCACTCCTTCCACGTCTTGTTCAAGGTGTCCAAAGGCTTCAGCAACGACTGAAGAAACAGCACCAACCGCCGACCGCCTAAATAGTGGGGCGTAAGCCTGTTGACGAGCTTGTCCGTGTCTATCCTGTAACTTCTCATGCGTCCGTGTCGTCTGTTTCAAGTTCTATGGCAATGGCTTCCCTGAACGAGGGCAACGCACTCTCATCACCCTGCTCGGTGCTTTGCTTCACATAGCCGCTGGTGGTGTAGCACTTGCGTTCTATCTTCGTCAGCTCACCCAACACGTCATTATCGTCATACTGGGCAATAAAGATGCCCTGGTCAACGGCGGCATTGGGGTCTATATACACATCCTTGACGTGCTCTACGGCTTGTATCGCGTCAATGACTTTCTGGGCGTATATCAGCGAGTCAAACTTCATGTCGGTGATGAACTGCGTCAACGCCGTGTCAATGGCATCATACAGCTCTTCCTTGCTTACCGCACCGTCATAGAACACGGTAACACGCGGCACTAACACGTCGCCTTTCCTGCTCACCACATTGCATTTCACGCCAGCGAACTTTATCTGCTGTAAATAGGCTCGCGCACTGATAAGCTCGGTGTCGCTCAAACGCTCCAAAGCATCATCCTCGCCTTTGGCAACCTTTAATATCAGCACGTCATCTTTATACTCGGCACTGTATTTCTCCTCGTATGACACATGAGTAATCAGACGCTTGGTCTCATCTTCCGTGGCGTAAGAGAAGCCTGTGCCCTCGTCATTCACCACCAACTCGTCGCCATACTGCCATTTCAACAGGGCATTGGCATAATAGGCGGGCGTACCGTTAATCCTGCTGTTGAACACGCTCGCTATATCGGTCATAAACACATCCAACAGGGTCTCAAAACTGTATATCGCAGCACTGACAACCCATGTGAAGGCGTTGATGACCGACATCTTGGAGTTGTTCGTCAGCTCGGTCAGCTCCAAGTATCTGTTCCGCGTCTCTACCGACTCGTTGTATATCTCACTTAATGTCCTGCTCATATCTTGTATAGTCGTTATTACCTTATATCGTCAATTCGTTTCTCCCGATTAAATCGTATGCCGTATTATGCTGTTTCTTCGTTCTCATACTTATAGCTCTCGCCACAAATATCGAACTCCCACGCGCCAGCCTCGTTCCAAGCGTCCTCATGGGTGATGACATACACGGCTTCCATGCCTGTCGTTATCTCATAGTTGCCGTTGTCATCCTTGCTCGGCTCTTGATATTCGCCCGATGGCTGCACATCCATGACAACCTTGCAATTCCTACGCTCGTTGTTGTGTTGGGCGACATATATCAGATACTCGTCAACAAGGTCTTCCACACTCTTCTCCGCATCGGCACTTTCCAAATTGCTTATCGTCAAGTCCGACAGGCTCATGTCGCGTATCATATCGAAATCCGACAGGGAGATGCCGTCAAGCGTCACGGAGTATGTGCCTTCAAATAACAATAGTCCCTGCAAGGTGATATTGTTCTCTTTCACCACCACTTCATCCACCACCAACGGTTTCACGGGCAGTACCAGCCCGCTTGCGATGCTCGACAGATACCACGTCTTGACATTGAAGCCGCCATACAGCCGCACCGTCCTACTGTCGGTCTCGTTGTTATAGAAATGCAAATATTCCTGCGGTGTGGCTTGCAGCGTAATGGTCTCTATGTCGCTGTTGTCACCCCAGTCAACCACCATATCGCCATCGCCCGACAACTTCAACAGCAGGGAGTCATCATCGGCAGGAACACTAATGACAACGCGCAAGTCCTCATTTGCCTCCTTGTGATACACATCCCTTTCTCCATTGGCAATCTGCACACCCTCGTCCGACAGCTCACTGATAACGGTGTCATATATCACGCAGCTCTCGTCATAATAGAGTTCGTCGCCTTCTTTCAGCACACTGTCAAAAGAGAGTTCGACATTGTTCACCATCAGGTCAAACAAGCCTTCTATCGAACCATAACAGGCTAACGCCACATCAAAAATGTTCTGGCTCTTGCCTACCTTATACACTTGCATCGGCTTCCGTAAAATCTAAATCCAACTCCAAATCGCCGGTATCGGAATCGAAAGCGGCATAGTTCACTTTCACCAAATCGGCCTCAAACTCACTCTGCAACTTGTCCGCCAACCCTGTCCTGCTGAGGTTGCTGTGCAGGTAGCGTATCAACCCGACACCCGACGTGGGGTAACGGTAATTATTGCTCGGCACGCACCGCAGCAGCAGGTTTCTGTTCTGTATGTTGGCGTTGACATTCACACAGTCGGAATGGATGCCCGACCATAGATAGGCTACGCCCTCATCCATATCCAACTGCACAATATAATCGTCCATACTGACCTTCAGCAGCTCCGACGCTTTCAGCACCGTCTCGTCCAAGCCGTACAGCTTGGTATGCACCTCAAACCATTCGCCGCCATCCACAGGGTTGACGACCACTCGCTCATGGTTGTCGCCATACTTACGCACTATCCGCACCTTCCACGGCTTGTAGATGGGCGTATAGGGTATCGTTACCCTCACACCCTCCACAGTCAACTTGCTCACATCGTAAGTAGAGGGCAGCGTTATCCGACCGAACAGCCACACGTCGCCCTCGCTGTCCCAGTCAAACTGCCGCACAGCCAACGCACCGCTATCCTTCAATATCATATCCCCTATCTGGGTGTTCACCTGAATATCCTTGCGCATTTCCGCTTCATTATTTCGTTAATCCGTTAATTATATCTGCTGATTATTCTGGCTGTATATTTCGTGTCATAGTCATTAATAGTGTCCGTGCGGTCTGGGTCATAAACAAGAAGTATCTCCAATATGTCGCCAGTGCCCATCGCCATAGAACTTTGATTGCCGCTGTTCTCGTTCACGAACAAAGGATAGTTTGTCGTGTTCCACGGTTTCTTGTAATTGCCGTCAGAGTCCTTTTCACTGCTTTGGTCACTATTTCTTCCATAAACGGTGAATTGCTGCGAGTTATTCAACTCGGCGCATATCGTAATTTTAACGCAAAATGCTGTTGTGTCGCTTACCCCCAACGCATTTCTCACATCGCTCAACAATGGCAGCAATATTCCCGAACCTGATACGCTGCAACTGACAAGGAAACGATTGGCAGTCAGCAGGCTCATTGCACCACTATAACGAGTGTTGGATTTTGTTATGGAGAGTTTCTTAAAAGCATAGCCTTCTATCATCCCGTTTAGCACACCAACACCTTTTCCTGCAAAGGCAAAATTTGAACCAAGCGTGTTGTTTTCTATGTCAAATACAATTCCATACTTTGAGCCATAATCAGAGGTCGTATCTACCAACCTAACAAGGATATTGGTTCCATAATTGTTCCATGCCCCCAATATCGCCTGTCTGTTCTTCGCATTAAAACCTATCATGGTATCATACAAGAACAGACCGTTATGGTCTGTTACAACCGTGATTTTTCCATCAGAATCAGTTGAGACATTCGCTGCGCCTATATAACCGTCGCCTATCTTAAAGCCTCCTATATATCCATCTTGCGCATATATAGTTCCCTTAATCGTCAAATTGCCTTCTGTGTCCCAACTGATATTCTTGTTCGCCAAATAGCCGCTGCCGTCCTTGTTCAATGCCCAAGCGTCGCCATTCTTGATTATCGCCGCATCAACGGTGTCAACAGTGATATTGTCCGCATCTATCGTGCCAGCGATAATCTGGTCAGCACGCAACGTGCCAGTATAGATGCCGTTCACGTCAATGGTGGTAGTCAGCTTGTCCGATGAACTGGCATCATACACCGTAGCGTAGGCTACATACCACGTCAGACTGCTCAACGAACATTTTGTGCCGTTATAGTCCGTATAGGTGATGGCGGTATCACTGCTCGTGGACGTGTCATCACTCTGCCGCCGCAACGAGAAATGGTTTACGGTACTGAAAGTGCCGCTGCTGCCACATTGCACGATACAGATATACTCGGCGTATGCGCCTGTGCCGAACTTTGATGTTACCCACGTTGTCTTGCTGCCAGTGCCGTATGCGTTATGTGCATTGTCCAAATACCAGCCTGTAGGTATCTTGGCGACCATCTTCACCACAAACTTGGCGTTGGCACGGCTTTGGTTGGCGAAATAAAAACCGCCAAGCCTAAAATCGCTCTCGCCATACCAGTTGTAATCCACAATCTTCATCACCTTCTGCGTGCTGTTCGGGGCGGTGCTGTCCGTAGCCAATATGCGCACGACATCTATATGGCTTGTGGCGATGTCGCTGCTATAACCGAACAGGTTATAATAGGTGTAAGTGAAATCGCCATTGCTGTCGCTCACCTTGCTTGCAGTCTGTAGCTGCAAGCTGCTCGCATCTAACTGTGCTATCCATACCCTGATAGTATAGCTGTTGGTCAGGCTGCTGCAATTAGTGGCGGTAACGAAAGAAGTCAGCGCGGTAGCGTCAAGCCTCGTGTAACCGCTCCATACGGTGCTGACATTGCCACTGGAATCAATGAAGTCTATCAATCGCACATAGCCTGTGCCACGCAACATCAAACCGTAGGCGGTCAGGGTCGTAAGTATCAAACCAGCGGAGAACGTAACATATTGGTTGCCGCCCAAATACACACTTGTGCCATTGAAACCGCCCGAAGCAAACTCTGGGTCTCTGTACAACATCTTGGCGTATGCCATCAGCTGCGCAGCGTCAATGCCGTTCTGCCATTGCGCCGTAACGGTGTCGGCAAAGGTGATGTTGCCATCCTTGTCCCAGCTTATCTTGCCACACAATGAGCCGCTGCCATCCTTGTTCCAAACTATCTTGCCACCCGACAACGAACCGCTGCCGTCAGTGTTCCACTTTATCATACTGGTAGCCAACTGACCGCTGCCGTCGGAGTTCAACGACCAATAACTGCCATTCGAGATAGTGCCGTCACTGCCGAGAGAGACATCGTTCTTGGTAATCGCGTTCTCCGTGACCTTCCAGCCGCCGATAGTGCCTTTGAACACGGTGTTGCCGCTCGCATCCCAGTAGATATTGCCGCTCGCCAACGACCCTGAGCCGTCCGTACCCCATTTTATCATGCCTCCAGCCAACTGACCGCTGCCGTCGGAGTTGAAGAGTATCTTGCCACCAGAAAAAGCGGCAGAGCCATCACTCTCCAAACGCCACTTGTAGCCCCTCAACCCCGTAGTGCTCATGGTGATATAGCCACTGGCCGTGGTAAACTCGCCCGCCGTGGTGTTCTCCACACCATTATACAACGATTCACCAGTGAAAGTCCAGCCCGCAATCTTTCCCGATGTCTGGCCAAACTGCACATAGCCGCCTACAAACGAGGCTGTGCCATCAGTATTGATATACCACTTGTAGCCTCTCAACCCATTAGTGCCAATGGTTATCGAACCGCTCGCACTGGTGTATTGACTGGCGTTATTGTTCTTCGTTCCTAAATACAGGGCGTTGCCATCAAAACTCCAGCCTGCGATATAATTGTCCGAACCTGCGGAGAAGGTCTTTGTGCTGCCCTTATAGCCGACAAAACCATAATAATTACTGCTCGCATAGAACATGGCGACACCGCCATAATCCTGCACCCAACTGAACTCATTGCCGCTATCCTGCCGTGCAGTAACATTGGCAATAGCGATATACTGGTTGGCGGAATTAAGCCCGATGCCCATATTATAAAGACGGTCTGTGCCGATATGCCAACCGCCTATCACACCGCCAGTGGCTTCTATCGACCCTTTGAACGAGGCGTTGCCATCAGCGTCAAATTGCACATTGCCGTCAGCGAAATAGCCGCTGCCGTCCTTGTACAACGCCCAATGCACCACGCCCTCACTCTTAGCGATAATACTGCCCTCCGACAACAACTGCAACGTGCCATCCTCGGTTTGTATGCCACCGTCATTGATGTCCCAGCCGCCAATGCTACCGCCAGTCTCGTCCAAATGGAATATCTCGACACCAGCCTTGTAGCCATACACGCCCGCGCTGTCATCATTGGCAGGACCGATATACACGCCCGTCAATCCGTCCACATCCGACAGGCTACTGTGGTCGCCGGTAATCTTCTTGCCGACAAATATCTTGGGGGTGATAACATAGGAATCGCCAATCTTGGTCTTGCCGCCTTCCCAGTCCTGAATCCAGTCAAGCATGGTGCTTTCCCTTACAACGCTGAAAAGGAAACACGCAGTCAGCACCAAATCGACACTGGCGTTGACGCTCACTTCTATATAACCGTCCAAAAGCGACAAGGGCAAGCCCGTAATCGACAGCTTCCAACTATAATCGTCTATCTTTACAAGACTGTATGTTATCTCGTCATTGCTCAATACGACATTGCTCTCGTCTGCCGACATCAACGCTTTCTCGTCGCCGCACATCACGGAAAGGATAGTGTAAGCACGTTCCAACTGTGGATTGCTACCATCATAATCGGCATGAATGACACACGAATTGGGGGTCATCGACACCGAATAGGCATCGCTGATGGAGGTGAGCGTTATGGAGGATTTGGCTATTGTTCCCATCTTTGCGTTTTCAAAAGAATAGCCGCCAAGCAACGCCTATGTTTGCCCGACAGCTATTCTTTATACCTTGCTTGGCGGCTGCGCTCACCCAATCTTCATGCAGCTGTTCTCAAAATCATTCGCTCTCTTCCGCAAAGCCCTCGCTCAACTGCTTTGCCATCGACTTGGCTTCCACACGCCACGCCTGCATAGCAGTCCACTCTGCCTCATGCTCCGCATCGTCGTCTTCCATAAGATGATTGTTCACAATGGCTTGCATCCTGTCATCGTCATACCTGCCACGGACAAACGCCGAGACCATAGACTCGTAGGTGGGTGTACCGATAGGAAACACCGCCTCCGTCCATTCATAACCGTTGTCAGCCTCCTTCACGTCAAAAGCGATGGTGTACTGGCGCAAACCTAACTTAATGACATAGCGTATCTGCTGGGGCTGCTCGCTGCCACTCATTCTTCTTACAAGCATTCTATCACTCCTTTCTTTGCCTTTATGGTCTTGAAACGACCTTTAATATAACATACCTTCCAGAAATATTTTAATCCTGTGAAGGCTTTTCTTCTTATCGCGTAACTCTTATGGTGTATCAGAAAGCCCATATACGAGTTGATGCTCCTGACTTCCTTTTCTATGGCATCCCTGTCTCGTTGCTCACAGGCGGCTTCCAATCGCACAACGGCATTACGGAAACCGCCAACAGTGCGGTTCGACAGGTAGGTGCGATGAGGCTTGATGACACCACCAACCATTTTCGCGCCTTTCTTGACTTCTTGGATATATACCTTGTCGGGGTGCATACGGATATTCAGCAGAAAACGCAGCTGCTCCTTGCTCTCACGCCTGAAGAACAGCGCGTCATCCTTATGCTTGCATACAAACACGAAGTCATCCACAAAACGCACATAACGTGCGCCACGATGCTCCGCCTCCTCCGTCGCCCATGCGTCAAACACCGACATATAGAAATTGGCGAACAACTGGCTCGTGAGATTGCCGATAGGCTCGCCACGCATCTTCTTGACATGAAACAGGCTTTTCTTCTTGGGCAGCTGCTTCCACAACGACAGCTTGCCTTTCCGCTTGCAGTCGTCCTGCGGTCGGTGTCTCACTATCACCTCGGTAAGCCACAATACCAAGTCCAAGTCGCCCTCAAAGGGGGTGCGCTCCCACCAGCTCCAATGTTCTCTGATGAATGGCAACAGGTATTTCAACAGCACCTCGCAGTCTATCGACATGAAGAAGCCCTGCACGTCAAACTGCGCGAACCACGCCTCATCATGGTAGCCATTCGACACTTGTCGCACATTCTCCGCCAACCGCTTGATACACGCCAACGTACCAAAACCACGGCGGCAGTTGAACGACACATTACCCTGCGCCACAAAGCGTTGCTCAAAAAGCGGCTCCAAGCGCAAGCACAGCCAATGTTGCACTATCCTGTCTCGGAAGTTCGCAGCAAAGACTTCGCGCAGCTTGGGGCGCGTGACCATAAAACAGATGCTTGTGGTGGGGTGGTAGGTGCGCTCATACACCTCTCGTGCCAATTCCAAAATATCCAAATGCCACGAAAGCCTGTACATGACACACTGGGGACTCATCTTCTTGCGCCTGCAACAGTCGTCCAAAGCGTCAAGCCAACCCTCGACGTATCTATCATCAAGTGCTGCAACTGCCCGAACATTGTTACTGTTGTTCTTGTTGTTGTTGTTGAAGTTGCCATTGCTGAAATTCACGTTCCAGCTGTTGTTCTGGCTGTTCTCACTGCTGCTCCAAGCAACACTTGCAGTTATCGCGTGCGCTAACTTGTTCTTAACTAAGTCTCTGCCCCTCGGCAAAGTCCCAGTGACACGCCCATTTCGTAATAAAAACGTTCCCATCGCCACAGTCGTAACCATATCAATGGGGTTGCTGCTCCAGCATCTTGCCACGCCAATTACCTATCTGCTTGAAAATGGAATTGAGCGATTCTACAAAATGCGGCATCTGCCTGTTGCTGATAATGCGCGTGCTACGACTCCTGTTCGACCACTCTTTTAAGGTGTCAATGCAAGTCTTCACAGTACGCATCTGCAAATAGACAGTGTTGATAAACTCTAACTTCTGTCGCTTGTCCTCTTCGTTCAACGCCAGCCCAATGATAGTGAGATTGTCCAACAGCGTGTCTATAAGACGCTTGCTGATTTGGCGCAGCCCGACACTATTCGGGGTGCGCTCAACCATTTCTATACATTGCAGCATCAAATTTTCGGTTTCCCTGTAAATAGGTGCGCTGCCAGCATTGCGAATAGTCCGTGCCATAATCAGATGAGTCCCTTTATGTCATGCTCTTTTATAAGACTACCTCCGCATCATCCAAAAAGTTTAACCTCGCCTCATCTTTCTTCACCCGCCCACCACCCTCTGCTCCGCAGCACCTTGCCTAACTTCATACAATCGCCAGACAATCAAACCATTAAAGCCCTTATAATCCCTCATATCTTCAAAATCATTGCCCTTTCTCGGTGCTTTACTTTTTGTGGAGCGTCAAAAGACGCTCCACATCTAAAATGCTGCAACTGCCCGAACATTGACACTGCCGTACTTGTTGCTGCTGCTGAAGTAGCCATTGCTGAAATTCACGTACCAGCTGTAGAACTGGCTGTTCTCACTGCTGCTCCAATACCAGCTGTTAGTAAAGTCAATAAACACGCCCGCATCAATGGCTGTCTGAAAAATGGCACCAATCTTGTCGTCATCATAAGTGCCGCCTTTCTTTGAGTGCCAATACATCCTGACAAGTTCGCCGCAAGAGGGCAGATACCAGTTATGCGCCTTAAACTGGTCGGCAAGAACCTCATCGCTCTTCACCGCAGGCTGATAAGCATAGCACTTGCTGGCAGCAGGATAGTAATACTGCTGATACTTGCTTGTGTTGTCGTTATTGGCAATAACATCCTCAATATACTGGGTAAGCATACCTGCCTCACTAACGCTGTCTGTGGCTTGCGGCACAGGCAGGTTGACACCGCTATCCTCCAATATCTTGTTGCGGTGCTGAATAATCTTCAGCGTCTTCACCAATCCCACAGGCACTTCATCGCCAGTCTTGTATGCTCCTGCCAACAGCGCAAGCTCCGCCGTCAAGGTGTCCTTGCCAGTGTTGCCCGCATCCGACGCGGCGATGCCGTCAAAAGCGGAGTTGGTCTTGCTGCCGCCCACAAAACCGTCTGCGGTGCTCTCGTCCAAATAGTTGCCAGCCTCTATATAATTCGAGGATTTATAAGTCTCGCCAGTGTTGGCAAGTCCCGTACTGGTGATATTGGCGATAGTGGGAATGTCATAGACACTATACTCCGCGTTGTCCTGCAACTCAATAGGATAGACCCCGCTGTTCGCATTGGGATATAAGCCCCATACGAAATTGCCCAAATTGCTCAAGGCGACCATCCGCCTGTCCGCACTGTCCGTAGGGTTGACATAGAAGCAGATGCCGACAACGGTCTTGCCGCTCGCCGTAGGACCGAAAGAACCATCGCAGAACACATAGTCACCCAAATGGGCGCGGCGTGGATATAAGCCTATCTCCCATGTTCCTTCCAACACCTCACCATTGCTCTTGGTGAGATAGCATTTCAAGGTGGCACTGGGAGCGGTGGTGTCCTCATCACCAAGCTGCGTCACATTCACTGAGCAATAGTCCTTCTGCTGACTGGCAAGGATGGAATACAGGTTGCTCGACAACTCCCAGCGGATAGCGGTAACATCATTGCCATTGTCCGTATTAGGCTTGCACAAGAACTGATGATAGCCTGTCTGATAGATGAATTGGCTTCCGCTGATGCTGACGGCGGCAATCTGCGTGGTGTAATAGGTGATATACAAGCTGTTGCTCTCATCATCCACATTGCCCCAATGCGTTATCCAGTCCATCTTGTTACTGAACGTAGGGCGGTTCGTCGTGTTCTTGGCAACAGCTATCTTGCCAGTCACCTCACTATCCTTGATTCCCGCCAAATAATTGACCATATTCAGCGTAACATCACTCCAGTCTATCTTCGCCATCTTCAAGTAGGTGAGCGGTGCGCTGCCCGAATAGCACAGGCTGAACAGCGAATAGGTGTCCTGCACCTGCTCGCCCAAAGTGAGGCTTGCCAACTTGCTCACGCCCTGCAAGGTGACGGTAGCCAAATTGGGCTGGTTTTCCAACGCCAACTTCGTGAGGGTGGCAGGAAGCAACGCACTGGTGATGACCTTGCTGCTTGGCAAAATGACATTGGAAACGGCGGTGTTCTGCACGTCCAGGCTCTTCAGACGTGCCATATCGCTCAAATCCAACGTTCCCTTGATGCCTGTACAGCCATTCAACGACAGCTTTTGTATCTTCGTGGCGGTAATGGTAAGACTCTGCGGACGGAAAGCGGGAACGGCATCGCCTGTTTCCATATCCGTGTAGGTCTTGGTGGGATTGGCGACAAACTCGGTCAGACGCTTGCCGTTGATAGTCATCGACATACTCGGACTGGTGCTCAAATCACCGATATTGCCAATGCTGTGGTAATAGTTAATGCCCATAACGCTCAACCCCGTGTCATTACTGGTGGTCGTGCCGAGACTCAACGTGTATTCCTCATCGGGAGCGACACGCACATGAGGGTCAACACTGGTCTGACCCAACATTCCCGTGGGGTAGATATACTGGTGGGGCTTCAGCGTGAACTTATATTCGGTGGCACTCGTGGCACTGTCAGGCAAGTGATAGGCTTGCATGGCAAAACTGTCAACAGCGTCAGAGATGCCCACGGAATAGTCTTTTCCATTATAGAAATTGCCCCACGCTGCGTAGGATGCCATATAGATAAGGCGACGGCGCATAAACTGCACCTCTGCCTGTAACAGCGATCCGCACGACTGGGTGATAGGAGCGATGCCTCGCGCACCGCTGCCCTGACTGATGAACTTCAGCATGGCGGGATATTCATAGCGTATTCGCGCCTGTTCGTTATAAGCGGTAACAGGGAAATAGTTTTGTATGTTGAACATATACTTCCACAAGCAACCGAAAGCACTGACCTTGCTCGACCCTGTGAAGCCCGACAAGTCATCGTTCTCCGTCACCAACTTGGTCATCTCGGTAAGAATGGCGTTCAACATCGACTGCAATTCCCGCGTGCTTTCATACATCTCCTCACAGAGATTGAAAAGCACATTGTTCATGCCCTCATACAGACTGGTGCTGTGCGCGGTGTCACTGTCTGCGTAGGGGTGCATCCTGTCAATATAATAGGGCTTGGTCTTCCTGCCGTTGTTGTCAATGGGCAGAATGGTATCTACATCGTCTTGGTGCAACTCCATCAGCACGCAGCTCTTGGTAACACCGTTTATCGTAACGCTCTTTGGACTGGGGTCAAACACATAATAGGTGTTCTTGCTACAGTTGTCCGTGCCAGCCATGAAGTGATTGATGAAGGCGTAATGGAATCGCAGCGACTTGGTGTTTACATACCAGCCGATATAGGTCTTGCAATGGGCGACAACGGCGGCTTTCAACTCGGCATTGAGCTTCGCATACTGGGTCTTGTTCGTCGAACTGCTATATACACTGGCGGTCATCTCGTCAGTGGTGAGGTTGACAACGCCATAACTTTGGCTGTCGCTATCCCATAGCCCTGCATCGACCCATTGCTTCGACACAAAGTTATAGCGTTTCAGCTTATATGCGTCATCACCCTCCGTACACCAATATTTCTTTGTGGTGTTCTTGGCATAGTCAGAAGTCTGGAACGCACTGAAATTGCCGTTGTAATATTCTATCATCGGAGAATGGAGGTAAAGAAAGTTCCATATCTCCGCCAAACGCTCGGTCAACGCACTCTTCGGGGTCTCATTGCCGTCCTCATCCTCATCGGTAGCCCCTGCGTCAAAGTCAAGGTTCTGCAAACCATTGTAGAAATAGCCTTCATCGTCAGGGCTGTATGTAATGGCTTCCTCGCAGTTGGTGTCGGTGGTGAACGGCACGCGCATATCGGTCAGCTCATAGTTGTTGTCCGACCCCTCAAACATGGCGAACATGGCGTGTCCTTTCACCTTCTTGTTATAGCCCCACGAAGGCTTGTCCATCTTGCCGCCACCAAAATTGCCGCCACCACGGAACACGATGTCCGTGCTGTCATCACCCTGCGTAAAAAAGAACACTGGCTCGGTGTATTTGGCGACACGCGCGTCATAACCGTTGGCGGCACAGGCTTCCTGCAACGAGTTCTTGCCGACAACGGCGGTGTGCAAATCGTTATATAGTCTCGTGCAGCCGCACAAATGGCTCTGCATACTGCTCGCATAATTGATTTTCAACACCAACTTGTCTGCCAATGGGGTGTTCTCGGCTATCATAAAACCCTTACCCCTATACTTGCCGTTGCCGTCTATCCAGCCATCGGGAACTTCCACACTGGGAACGCCGTCATTGTCAACGTATGGGTATTCCTTCGCCTCATTCTCCACAGGGTCTTTCTTGCCCAAGTTGCCGCCATACATCGAGACGGTCTGCGTGGTCTCGCCAGTGGTGCTGTCCGTAACAGGGTCGTTGACGGTGTAGGCGATAGAGGTATGGATGTCCGCCAATGGGACGATAATCGTTCCCGCATCGGAAATCTTGGTCTGTATGTTACTGTAATAATAGGTGTTGGCGGTAGAGCCTTGACGCTTGCTCTTGGTCTTGGTCTCTTTGCAGATAGTGCCTGAAAGGTCTGCATTATAACTGCCATCGGCGTTATACTGAAAAATCTCCCACCATACCTTCTGCGCTCCCTGATTATACATATATGGCTCAATGCCATGCAAAATCAAGACTCGCTTGCCCAACGCCTTGACCTTCTCCACATCGACCTTCTCGCCAGTCATAATGTCATTGTTCTTGCGCATAGTCTGCTTCTCGGCGGCGGTGGGCAGGGTTGACATATAATCGTTCACCACATCGCTGGCTTCCAACTTCATATTGGCGTAACACCTTATGGAATAGACATCCAAGTCCGCGCCGTCCTGCCCTAACGTGATGCCGCCATTCGACAAGGCGGCGGTGCAGAACTCTTCCTTGTTCGTGCCGCTGAAACGTATCTCACGCTCTATGTCGCCATTTATCAACACTCGTATCAAAGGAATGGAGGTGGCGGTGACATCAAGGCTCGTGCCGTCTGATGGGGCGAGGGCATCGCCCTTGTTCGGAATGACGGCATTATGGATATTGATGGCGATATGGGTTCTAATGTCTTCCTGCCACTGAAAATCGGTCTCACTGTCAACTTGGTTGCTCGCGGAATAGATGCAACCTTCCAACGGCTTCATCCGCAAACCTAACCAACTGTCGCCAACAGCCTCGCATATCTGTATGATGGGGTCGTCCTCATTGGTAACATTGCGCATCGCCACATCCAACTCTAACGTCATACTGCTGTTGGGGGTTGTCAAAAACTGGGCAAAGGGGTTATATTTGAAATTCAGCTTCGCGCCACTGGGGATGCGCAGCACCTTAACACCGTCCTCCGCCGTCACCCAGCCGTCATTGACCAAACCAAAGCCTTCCCAAGTGCTTTCCACCTCGTCATTGTTGCTCCTCGCATTGAGTATGCGCATAGGCTCATCTTCCGAATTATTGCGCACCTTCGGGTTCAACAGGAAGGTCGCGCCCTTTGTCGGGGCATAGCTGTCTGAATTATCAACGGCGATAGACAGCGTTTCCACGCCAGCTGCATCAGAGAGGAAGTCCACCTCGTCATCGCCGTCTCTGCGATAAACCCTGAAATAGGCGTTGATAGTGGCTGCGTCATCATCGCTTTCTATCTCTATCGTAGTGTTCAGCGTGTTCACAATCCCTGGCTCTACCTCCTGCTCTATGCGGAAATATTCGGTAACATCATCCGAGGGGAACGTCTCTGAATAACTGGTGAGGTAGAACGCCACATTCACATTGCCGCCGTCATTGGTTATGCTGCCGTCAGAATTGACCTTCGGCGAATAGACGGCATAACCGCATATATCACTTTGGGTATAGTTGGTGACAGCCGTTACCATGTTTTGCAACATGAGATAGGGCTTTGTCTTGTCCATGCCCTCCGTGTCGGTATTGACAATCATAAAGCGGTTCTCCAACACATCACTGCTGATAGTGCCGCCCATGCCGTCATCACAGGTGAGCCAAGCCTTCACCAACCTCACGCCGTGGGCAAACAGCTTGTATGCGTCAGTGGCATCTATATAGGTCTCTCTTATCGTAGAGCCGTTCTTAGTGCTGTCAAGCTCTTTCTCTATCGACAGCACTAACCCATTGCCGCCCGTAATCTGCAAGTGCAGCGTCTTGGCGACAGCACCATAGACGGTATAGGAATAAGGGAAACCGTTACTCTGCTGCGTCGAGGCGATAATAGGGGTCTGCCAGTCTTGGCTGCAAGTGAGCGACAAGGTGGTGCTAATGACCGACGAGCCGACAACAACGTAAGTGCTTGACGTGCTTTGCGTGTTGCCGTCGCCATCGGTGTATTCATATCTCGCCTGTATGCGGATAGATTGCGTGCCGCTTGTCAGATATGAACCGATGTCTATATTAGTGTAGGTGTTCGTATCTGAATAGTCGGTGGAACTGATAGCCTCCTCCAACGTGGCGACAGTGGCCCACGAACTTGTGCTTGTCTTCCGTTGCACCACGATAGTGCCCTTGCTGCCCACATTCAGACGCTCGCCATTGGTGATGCGCACGGCACAGAAACGCAGCGGCACAACCAACTTGCCGTCAGCGACAACAATATCAACGGTAGTGCCGATAGAGGAATACAAATAGGCGGCGTATGAATCGCCCTGAACGGTGGAGATGGGCAACGCCTCGTCCAGCAGCAACAGGGATTTGATAGCCTCGTCCTCCTTGTCGCCAGCAACATATTCCTTGTAAGCGGCTTCATCGGCAAACCCCCACAAATGGTAATAGTTGGTGCTGTCAATGGTGTCCGACCACGCGAAATAGCCTATCTTGTCTTCATGCTTCTGTAAGTATTTCTTGATGAACGACTGCACAGCCGCACCCGAATAAGGCAACAGATTGGTCTCATCACTTGCCACAGGAACGGTGTTCTCACTGCTGCCGCCCCAGTCTTCAGAGAAATTGCCTTCTGGTATCTCGTCTGTCCTGTACTTCTTTGCCATAATAATTTATAAAATGTGTTATCTTTAATCCTTAATTCCTCATCCGTTCTTCCAGCCCTCGTCTTCCTTCCACGGAGAGATGTTTATCCAGTAGCCAGAGCCAAAACAGGAACGGATGGCCTGCCACACCAATACGGCACCAAGATAAATGGCTGACACCACTTTCGTGCCAACCCTCACACTGCTAATATCGTGTCCGTTAATGCGTATCATTCTTCCAACACGAAATATACGGTGTTCTCGTCCTTGCTCTCCAAAGCCTCGTATGCCGCCTCGCTCGCCTCTACGTCAAAAGTGAGCGACCCTACCTGCTTCTTCAAGTTATATGCGTCGGTACTGTTGCAGTTCACGGCTGTCACCAACTGGTTAAACTCATTGGCTGTCAACCGCCCTCTGTTGTCCGTACCGTTATTCTCTTGTTTGTTGTTGAAGTCCAACAACTCTAATGTGTCTGCCATATCTTAAAATGTTAATGGGAACTCGTATGGGAAACTGTCGCTATTCAGCAACTCGCAAGTGAAATAGTCCTGACCGCTGATGTCATAGTCTAACGTAATGCTTTGCTTCTCGGTGTCAATAGCCTCGCGTGTAACATTACCGTCCGCATCGGTAACAGCATCCGCCCAGCCTTCCACCTCATTCTCAGTGTCGGGCAAATGATACTTGCGCCATTTGAACAGGTAATGCTCGGCGGCATAATCAGCATCCACCAACTTGCCTTGATAATAGACATTGGCGGTCAAGATGGTCTCACAATCATTGTTCTTGAACGATATACCCTTACTGGAGGTTATCTCAATGCTATAACCCACCATATACTGCTTCCGCACGGTGAAAGTGTCGGAATAGGTGCTGCCGTTATATTCCACAACGCACTTGACAGTCAGCGAATTGGCATTGTTCCAATAACTTGCGAAAGGAAATATCGTCAAGGTCTTGCCATTGCCATTCTCGAAAGCCACATAGTCATAGCCCGACTGATAATACCATTGCCGCTGACTGGACGTGGACTCTATGTTCTCTTCTTCCAACGACAGCGTAATGTCGGCAGGATTGGTAGAGGGGTCTGCACCTGTCATGTCACCCAACAAGACAAACGTGTCCGTGCCAGTGATGCGTATCGACTTGCTGACAACCTCTTCCTTGACACTGCTGTCCAAATTGTCCCAGGTCATTACGACATTCTTGCCAAACGTAACATCGCCCTGCTTGGTCCACTTTATCTGCTCGTTTGCCAAATGCCCGCTTCCGTCTTGTTTCAGCTCTATGCTCTTCGTTCTTGTGCCGATACTGCCATTGCCGTCATAGTTCAACTGCAACAGCGGATTCTGTATCGTGCCGCCAATTCCGCCTCTCGCAAACCACGCGCCATAGTCTTCTGTATAGTTCAGCGTGGCATCCGTGGGCTGATACTGGGTAACAATACTGCCAGCCTCCAACTGCGGAGAGGTGAAATAGGCAATGGCGGTCTCGTCAACACCAACAGTGAAAGTGGGCGCAAGCCCCAACGTCAAACCATCTGTGTCGTTGGTCGGCTCTTGCAGCTCAAACGTAACCTTGTGCCTTGCCCATGCCGACACATCAGCCGAACTAATCTGTATCGTGCCGACAACCTTGTCGTTCTGCAACACGCTCAACTGACAGGCGGCTTTCGCATATATCCAAAACGAGAAGGTGTATTGCTTTCCTATCCGCTCCTTATACCATGTGTTCGACTGGGCATTCATCGTGACGGTATCGCCAAAGCTATACACATTGCCCATGCTGGTAGGGTTGTCAATGCTGTCGTCAATATATATGCTCGATACAAAATCCACATCAATGGAGTTAATAAAGGTGTTCCTATGTATCTTGCCAGCATAGAACGTGGCGGCAAAACCGTTCTCATCGCCAGCGGTCAGCGTGCCGGAGATATGGGCCGACCTCGACGCAAACAACTTCTGCATATAACCACCATAACCGTCCAACGAGCCAAAAACAGGGTCGTTGACTCCCGACAGCTTACCTATCCTCATCTTGCTCGCATCGCCGAAATTGGCAACGCTTGACAGCAAAATGATATTGAAGTCGGCAATCCACACTTCATCGTTCTCCGACATCGTGGTTATGTCCAACTTGAAGGTTCTCAGATACCTGCCAGAATAATCCACAGTGATGGCGTGCAACTTATATTGCCAATCAGTAGTAACGCTGACGGCATCTTCGCCGTCAGTCCGGGTTCCGTCTTGATAGCCCAACGACATCGTGAACGACATCGCCTTCGAGCCTTTTATCTTATACGACACCAACACCCTGTTCGGATTGGCGACATATTTGTAAAAGTCCTGCTGCAAGCCCACAAAATCATAATAAACAGTGCCGTCCCGCTTGATATGCACAACCCTGCAATTGTCTTCCATCGTAGCGGAATAATCGACACTTACAACATCCGTACCGACAACGACATACTGGCTTTCAGAATCGGCATAGTCGGCGGTGGCGATATTCTCTGGCCAACACAAGCTCTCATTGCGTCCGATACCGTCAATGACATCCATAAAGGGGGATTGCTCGTCCGAGCCTGTCAAGTACAATGCGCCAGAGCGGGATGTGTCAAACAAATTGGTGATGCGGGCGAAGTCCAACAACTGCTCACTGGTTGGTACATCGCCCTCCAACAGCGCACCAATGAAATAGTTTCTCTCCACTATCTCGTTGGTGTCGCTATCCACCACTTCCTCCGTGCCGTAACTCAACACGCACATCAACGAATACACAAGGTTCGTGCCGTCAAAATATTGCCGTCTGACAATATCGCCTGTGCGCAAGCCCTGTATCTTCTTCGTATCGTGGCGAAGTGAAATCTTGTATTTCTTATAGTTATATACCGACATAAACGGCGTTGTTTTCTAATATCTTAATATCCTTCCTCATCATGCAATCTCTTCCGCATAGTCCCCAGAACAAGCGTCGCTGACCCACAACGAGCCGTTTGTGACCGACATCTTCTGAACTTCCAGCTCATAGACACGCATCTTCTTTCTGACAGTAAGCTCGTCAAACGTGGCACTGATGTTGCCCGTCAACTGATTCTCATATATCTTCCAGCCGCTTCCCGCGAAACCACTGGAGAAACTGACAGAACCGATGCTGCCCACCATATAGGCATTGCCGTAATGCTTTACGCCGTCATCCAAGCCCTGCCAATATACGGAGTCACCAAAGAATAGCTGATTATCACAAATTCGGGTTTTGCTTTCCGCAATTCCTATCGACTTTTTGCCTTCCAATGGCTTGTCAAAGACATAAAAATCCGCATCAGTAGTGAAAAACAAACTGGCAGACTGTTTGTTCAAAGGGGTGAACAGACTGGTGGAGGCAGCATAACCAAAGGTGGTGGTCTTGTATTCTGTAACGGCAGTGGTTTCGCCGTCCGCCTCGGTGTTATAGACAAACGGGCCTTCAAAAGACACGTCTATGCCATCGCTGTAAAAGCCCGGACCGCCGCTGTTGCCAAATCTGATATACCTGCTGAACACCGCGCCTGCATCCACGGTGTTGTTCTTGTAGGTCTCTATCAGCACATTGCCCAAGAAATGACCTGCCTTGAACGAATTGGGGAAATAGCCGTCACCAAACTTGCTCATCATCAGATACTCGCCATCGTCATCATAGACATCGGCTTGCAAATTTATCTGCTGGGTGTCGCCATCGCCCAAGTTGAATATGCGGTTGGGGGCGCAGAACGACACCACCTTCTCATTCTTCAAGTTGATGATATAATCGCCCTCAAATTTTATGCCGCCATATTGTATATCCAAGTCGCCGACCAGCGAAACGGTCTTGTCCTCGGTGATTAAAAGCACACTGGTATCATTAACACCCAAGTCAACGCCGCCCAAAGCGGTCAGCTTGCCACCCAACGCGCTTGTTCCCTTAACAACTAAATTGCCCGCGACAGTGCCGTCCCTCATCGTCCAGTCAACATCTTCCTTGTTCGAGTTACCCGAATGATAGAAGTCCTTGCCGTCAAAATTGATGCCGTCTTCGGTAATTTCCAAATCGCCGACCTTCAGCGTACCCAGACAACTGACATCGCCATTCAGCTCAATACTGTTGTCCTCGCCAGCGTCTATCCTTAGCACGTCATTGTCATACCACAGCACATTCCGCTCATTAACCCACAAGCCATGCGCGTCTAAATGAAGCTCGCCTGTTACCCTCGCAATGCTTATCCTGTCCTCGGCATTTTCCTCGTTGGTCTGATAGACCTCAAAAATCTTGACTCCATTCGCGCCAGTGACAAAACCGTACTGGGCGTTCAGCTTGCCTGTCATGGTATCGCCCGTGATAGCCACAAACAGGTTGTTGCCCCCGCCGCTGCTACCACTCTCACCACCACTTTCGCTGCTGCCACTGCTACCTACAATACTGCTCGCCAACAGATAGGCGGCGTTCTTCATGGTGATGTCTTTATATTCCGCTATACTGGCGTTAATCTTTGTCTCATCGGCAGAATAGGTGATATTGCCGTCATCGTCTTTCGTGACAATGACGTAATCGCTACTGGTATAGTCGGGCAGTGTCTCGTCCTGCGAGGACTTGAAACCCGCCAACAGCCTGTTATAAAGGGTCTCTAACGTACTGCCCTCTTCTATCTTTGGTATGCCTTCATTTAATGTTGCCATATCATTGCGCTACTTTTACTGTCTTTGATAAGATGCCCGATGTGGCGGCTTTGTAACTGTTCACCTTCGCTTGCAAAGCAACAAACTTGGCCAAGTTGATAGGAGGCTGCGGACCCATCATAGTGGTGGTCATCATCTGTGACAGCGTACCTAACCAGTCTATCAGAAGAGAGGCCAACTGATTGCCCAACACAGCTGGCTCATTTGCGCTGCCACTGCCCAAATACACGCCATCGCTCTTTATCACAATCTCTTTGGCGTTATACTTGGCGAGCAACTGTTGCGCGTCCAACAACAACTGGGCTTTGTCATACTTCATCTCGGCTTGGTCGCCATTAAGGGTTGCGCTGGTCTTGTCGCCATACTTGCCCTCTATCTTGTCGGCATCCATCGTCACCACTCCCTTGTCTCGTGTGGCGACGATATGTTCTGCGGTTATCTCCACGCTACTTTGGTCGGTGGCTTCCTCGCTGTTACCCACAACGGTCAAAGCGGAAGTCGGGGTGTAGGTGGTATGGGCATGAACGCCTGTCTTCTCCAACTCATCGGCATCGGGACTGTCCTCATCCTCTTGCCATTCCTCTGTCTCGGTAACACCAACAACGACTTTGTTGTGCGCGTCTATCTGCACAGTGTCGGCATGAGAGAACTGTATCACATATTCCCGCAACGTCTCTGGGTCAGTGGCAATGACGACATCACTGTGCAGAAAAGGAATGACCACTATGCCGTTCTCGTTGTTCTGTAACGCCGACAGATACACGCCCTCGTGGTAGCCAACAGGCAAACCGTCCTCAATGGCTTGCCTGTTGGCCTCCGAAGCGACATTGTATTCCTGCACATCGACAGTGCCTAACAGCTCGTCATCCTTATCCAAATGCACCTTCACGACATACCCCGATGTTCTCGATGTGTTCTTCAACACATTGGTGCGTGGATTGACCAATTTGTGATAGGCTATCTGCCGAATAGCGTCATAAATGGTCTCGTTGGCGTTTAACTCGCTCGTTATTATCTTATTCTCTTGCGACATCGTATCTCGTTAAAATCTTTACTGTCCTTAAATCACTATCACTCTTCCTCCTCTGGTCTCGCAATGCAATATGGCAACTTCAATGTCTGCCTGTAACCATTGACACCAAACTTGGTGTTCACCTCCTCCACCAAATACCAGCCGTTCTTCTCTGGCTGACGAATATCCAGCAGTTCTGCCTTGTTGCCAGACAGCCAATGGTAATCGCCGAAAACAGTGATACTACCTTCTATGCCATTCATATTGTAACCGTCAAAATAGGCTTCGGCCTGTTTTATCAGTTCATCCTCCGTAATACCTATCTTGCTCGCAACGTATGGTATCAATACATATTGGCTCAAATCCACCTTGTCTTTGGTCGATGATTTCATAGTAGCCCCCAATTTCTGCGCTTTCTTGCTCAACTGGGTTTCGTTCAACAGCTGAAACTTCTTGTGCGTGGTGTCTTTCGTTCCAGTCCACTCTGGGTTAAGCCTAATGGTGACACAATACCTGATTTGTTTGCCACCTTCAAATTTCCATCCTTGTGCTTCTACAGCCAAAAACTTGGGGTCGGTGTTCATCAATGTCAAACCGTCTTCTGCAACATGATAATCAAACTGTATCAAAGCTCCATTGGCTCCGTTATTCCTATAATTTAATATGCTTTCCGCAGATTTTTCTGCGAAATATGAACGTCCGACAGCTACAGCGGGCTTACCATCCGTGTCATTGCATATAAAACTATAAAGATGATACTTCGACCACTCCGTCAGCACATCGGCGACCGTCAAGTCCTCACTCAACTGCACCTTACCTATGTCTATCTCACAATTAGCTGTATAAGAATGCAGCTTCAGCCCTGTGCCTTTCAACAAATCATACTTGCCGCCGCTTTTCAAAAAGTCGTTCACAGTGGCATGGTTTCCAGTGATTATCTTCCTGCAATTCTTGCGCTTCAAACCGCTTGCCAAATTCTCGCATTTTATCTCTATCGGCGTAGAGACGCTGCACTTCACGATATAGCCGTCAAAATCGGGCGTTTTGATTAACGCCTTTTCTTGCATATATTGCTTCTCTTCGTCACTGTCCTTGAAAACCTTGTCCTCGTATTCGTAATAGCCCAAATAGATACGGATTCTCTGACCTACCTTGAAATCGCTGGGCCTTGCCGTGGACGTGCCTGACCGCTTCTCAGTGATAGTGCCATCCGCCAAACGCTCGGTATAGACGGTAGGAGTGCCGTTCTCTTCAATATCATTGGCGGTCTGGGTGCGCTTGATGATAGTGCCGCGCGGAAACTTCACGGTGGCAGTGCCTATCAGCTTCTTATACGACTCCTCAATCTCTATGCTCTCACACTCGGTAAGGGTAAGGCATTTGTCCTCGGCAGGGTCATCCACATCTATGGTATTCTTGTCCGCTGGCTCCCATACCAATATCTTGCACACAAGGATATGCAACTTGTCGGGGAATTTCTGATGTTCTCTGCTCTTCATCGTTAAATGGCGTTTGAGGTGAGTTGTTCCAACATCTGTGCGGCTTGGCTGGCGGCAGAGGATTTTACCTTGTCCAACAATACCTGCGCCCAGCCTTTCTTCTTGCTCTTGGAAATTTCCAAATTGGTGGCGTTGAGTGTGTCTTCCACCACCTTAACCTCCTCATCAGGCTCTACTGCCACGCAAGTGAAACTGTAAGGCTGCTCGTTCTTGAAACCCTCATTCTGCCCCATCTGAAAGTCCTTTATCAATATTTGGGTAACATTGAACTGCTGGAACAAGATATTATAGACCTGTATCACGCCTTTATGCTGCATCAGCGTAACAAACTTCGACACATCGGCGTATGGATAGACATCGGGATAGTTGCTGGTGATTTTGCCCGTAACAGTGAAGTTGACATCACCGCCAGAAACAAGTTCCTTCCGTGAATAATCCCTGCCCTGCACCTTCGTGAGTATCACATTATTAGCACTCTGCGCCTGTATGATAGCACCCAAATCCAAGAACACATTGTCGCCCGGCACAGACACCTCGGTACTGGCAATGACATCGGCTTTCGACGCTTCGTCATTGCTCAACCCCTTTATCTTGTCCCAATAGGTGCTGAAGGTCACTTTCTTGGAAGTGTTGTCCTCGGTTTTTATCCACAACAACAAACCCTCGTTGGCGGGCTTGCCCTTATATTTCAGCACGACACCTTGCTTGTTGAAGGTGTCCTCATCGGCTTTCCTGCCATTGACAATGATTTTCTGTAACTCGCTGCCCTGATTCTTCGCGTATGCTGCTTCAGCGGCTTTGCGGTTCAACTGCCTGACGTATTTGGGGTATAAGTCATTGATGGCGGCAAACGACATCTGCATCATGGTACGCTTGGCGGCATACACATACACATTGTCATAGCCTCTGGGGGAGATGAACTTCAGCTGTCCGTCTCTTTTGGAATAATTCAAAGCGTTAAAGGCGGCATTGATGCCAGTGTTGGTGAGACTCTGGCCAACGCCTATCTTCAAACTGGAAAACGCCGAACTGATAAAACTCATCTTATACTATATTTGCGTTAAAGTCTTGTACTACATCCAACAGGGCAGTAGCCAACTGCTCCTTGATATGGTTGACAGCGGCACTCTGACGCTCATCGCCCATATCTATCATCTGCTTGTCAACCTTCATCAGGTTCTCTATCCGCACGATGACCTGCTTCGGGGCGGCAGAGAGATTCTGATAATGGTTCTTATACTGCGACTGGTCTGCGCCGTTATGCGTGCTTCCACCGTTGCCGCCCGCCGTGGGCTTCCACTTGTTCGTAGGTGGTGTGTAAGTGCTTGTCTTGGTAGCGTCAGAAGGACTGTAAGACTTCCCTTGTGCATCAACCCACTCACCGCCAGCAGCCAACACGCCGCTTGCCTTCCAAGTGTATTTCTTGCCACCAAACCAAGCCACATCGCCTTCTTTCTTGCCGCCATACCAACCGCCCGCCGACAAATTGCTCGCCTGACCGCCAACACCTGTCAGCATTTGCTCCCAATAGCCACGATTCAAGAACTGGGAGAACATAGGCTGATAACGGGCAGGTAGGTCATTGAACCACCCAGCCAAGCCAGTGAAGGTGTCGTTAATCATGCCTGTCATCTGCTCTATGCTCCGCTGATTGCCGTTGCTGTCGGTCTTCAGCACTTCCTGACATTTCTTCAACCACTCCGGCGAACCGAAAATGCCATACTGCGGGTCTAACAACACGCCAAACCGGTGAGCGATAACACGCTGTATAGACATTACATCCACTTGCTGCCCAGCGTCAAACTGCTGTTCCAATTTGCCCAAGTCCATCCAAATCTGAAGGATTTGAGACATGAGTTCTCTTTGGGCATAGACAAAGGCTTTCGAGTGCTCGACATCATACTGTGTCATATCACTGGCGGTCTCGCTGCTGATACCGGGGTCCCATTGAGTGCTCCAACGATATGGCATAAAGTTCTTGCGGGCTTGATTGACAACAGCAAGCATATCATCATACCCCTGCGCCCTTGTAGCGTGAGTCCACAAGAACTGCTCCATCTTCTTCACGGTCTCATTCTCGGCATTTGAGCCTTCCTGCGCCAACGCCAACTGCACGGCAGCGGCTTCGTTAATCTTGCCGTCAGACCCCAACGGTATGCGCAGCTTGCCGCCATACATATCCAACCAGTATTCTTGACCGACACTGTTGCCCGACATATCGGTAGTCCATCGCGACTGCACCAAATCAGCATAGCCTTGTCCGAGTTTTCTGTGCAGCAATTTCTCCATAGACGGAGCAAAATTCTCATCTACAACATTCTGCCACGGCAATGAAAATGCGTCAGCACCCTCCATCATCGTTTTGAACGTAGAGCCTGCTTCGGTTTCAATGTATTTTGTCTTGTCTTTCGCGCCCTGCTCATCTTTCTTGCCGCCATTCTTGGCTTCCCAATATCTGTCATAAAGGTCTATGGACTGTCGCAGCCTTTCTTGCTCATTTGTTAACTGAGAAGCATAAAGTCTCATGTTGCCTATCACAACATCATTCATGCTCTCCACCTGCATCTTGCTAACGCCCAAGTTCTCAAAACTTTTAGCCCATTCCAAATTAGCCTGACGAGCAGCGTCAACCGCCTTGTTGTTTTCGTGAATTTTATAAATCAAATAACCAACTGCGGCTATACCTGCGGTAGCAGCCAAAGTGTAAGGGTTCGACATCAAAAAACCGCCAACAGCCTTTAACCCAGCCATAATGCCGAGACCACCAGCCGCACCCGCCGCTCCAACGGCTGCGCCACCGACACCAGTAGCCGCCCCTGCACCAGCCCCGACAGCACCAGCTAACGTCCCTGCGCCACGAACCAATGGACTGCTCATTGCCGCACCAAATAGCATTGGGATATTGCGCAAACCCTGCATGAAACTCATTCCACGCAACGCACCCATAGCTATAACAAGTGCCTTGACACGACTAACCAACACACCAATAACACTGACAACAATATTCAGCTTGGTAACAGCCAAAAGCGACGCTTTCAAACTGACCATCATCTTCAATGTGCCAACAATGGTGCTTAGTATCAACTGAAGTTTAACAAAATGTCGTAAGACATAACCTAATCCGGGTATATCAAGCACCCACCCAAAATATTTGGAAATTCCGCGCACAAGCCCGAAAATAGTATTGGCGACATCAGCAATATCCGACAATGCTTGGAACGTTACTTTTAACCCTACATTTATGGCACTGGCAAAGTTCTCCGACTTCATCAGGTTAATCATCCTGTCGAGGAAATCTACAATGGGCTGTTGCATAGCCTCAAACTGCTGCATACCTGTCTCGGTGAAAGAAGAGGTGAACTGATACCACTTGCCTTCCAGTGTGTTCTTCTTCGCCTCCGCCAAATCATTTGACAAACCTGTGGAATTATAGGTGTTCAAGTCTGTAACTTGCTTTACCTTGTCGGCACTCTGTATAAGTGCCAACGCGCCAGGGGCGGCGGTAACACGGAACATCTTGTTAATAAGAGTGGAAAACTCACCTGCGCCCATCTGCTTGCGCTTGGCGTTCAAGTCTTGCAAGATGTCATTAAAGTCACGCAGATTGCCATTGTCGTCTTTGGCAGATATGCCCAACTCTTTCCATGCTTTCTGTGCCCTTGCGGTGGGGTTCTGCATATTCAACAGCATCATACGCAAGGTCGTACCGGCATGACTGCCTTGAATACCCGCATCACCCAACACACCAAAAGCGGCACTGGCGGTCTCAAAATCCAAACCCGATTGATGAGCCACCGTACCAGCGTACTTGAACGACTCCGCCAAGTCTTCCAACGTGGTATTGGTCTTGGTGAAGGTCATTGTCAAGACATCGGCGGCATTGTTCATCTGCGCGGCGGGTATCTGATACGAAGTCATAATATTGGTGGTGATGTCGGCGGTCTCGCCCAAATCGGTATCACCCACCAACGCAATATTGCTGATAGGACGGATTGCGTTCCGAATGTCGTTGACATTATAGCCCGCCATCGCCAAGAACTTGCCTGCCTCGGCTACTTGCGGAGCGGTGAACTTTGTTTCTACACCCACCTGCCGCATCAAAGCACTGGCGGCATCGAAACGCGCATTGAAATTGGGCTGCGTATCATGCGTACCCAAAATATTCTTGGTGGTCTGGGAAACATTGTTGTAGGCAACAGCATCTTTCACAACACTGCCAATACCTTGAAACAATGTCATCAAACCGTATGTCAGCCCAAAACCCTTCAGCATATCTGCACCAACAACAGTGCCAGTGCCAGCATACACATTGCCCAAATACTGATGCGAACCACCTTGCCACCCTAACCATCTGCCACTGGTAGGCGTAATCTTTGGTTGCGCGGTTCTGCTACCACCCACAACAGTAGTGCCTCCACTTCTCCCCACAGCCGCACTCGAACCCGCAGCACTGGCAGTAATGGTAATTTTGCCATTAGCCTTCACCTCGTTAATCTTCCGCAACAACGCTTCCAAACTGTTGATGGCGGTCTGAGTGTTCGCTTTCGGGGCAATAACGCTCTTGTTAATGTTGTTGATGGCGGTCTGGGTGGTACTTATGCTTTTCTGTAAGGTAGCCAAACCTGTGGCAGCGGTTTTAGTGTTGACAGTGCCAGTGCCAGCACTGCTCTTCACACCACCGCCAACGCGCACAGTGCCACCCACCGCAGCGGTTTTCGATGCGGCTTTTACCTCGTTCAACAGCGTAAGCACACGCTTCAGCTTGGTCTCTGCGGCAGTAGTGTCAACTTGCAAGCGCAGAGGAGTCTTGCCAACCGAAGCGAAAGCGGCGTTGACCTTGCCAATGCTCTTGGCAACAAGGTCAAAACGCCTCGTCAGCGTCTCTAACTGCGCCGTGGCTTCCTGAAACTTGCGTATCGCCGCTATCGCTGGCTCTGACGCTACATTTATCTGGTAATTGACTGTATATTGCTCTGCCATCTATTAACAATGTATTTTCTATAGAATAGCGATAACCATCCGCCAAAGATTAAAACCTACCGCTTCATTTCCTTGTCACAAACCCGCAACAAATAAAAAATGTCCCGCTCTCGACAAGCGGGACATTCAGAACAACGATGAACAATATATATGTTAAACCAACAAATTGTGTAAGTGAGCGTGATGTCAAGACAACATCCCAAGTGCGTTGGCTTGCTGGGTAATCAACATCTTACTGTGCAGCCACATGGCCTCCTCCGACAATCGGGCGAAGTCCTCATCACTCAACTCATCCATATTCACGCCGGGAAAGTAATGACGGATGAATATCATCCGATGACGAAAATACTGGTCGTCCTTTACTTCCCAGCTTTTGATAAATTTACTATCTTGCCCTTTCGGACTTCGATAATCTGACCCAACAGGGGCATCAGGCCGAAGGTGAACAGCGAGTCGTCCTTGATAAGCTCCTTGTCGCCATCGATGAAGCAGTCTTTGGCAAGCTCTTTCATCGCACCTGCCTGGTCTTTCTGCGACAACGACATGAACTTGCTGAAAGCGGTGAAGGATGGTTGCTTGAAATAGCCCACATAGTATTCCTTCGCGTCCTCCTCATCACCTTCCACAAGGATAGGAAAGACTTTCTTCAACTTACCGTCGGCGGCTTTCAACTCTGCCACCTTCTTCTCTACCTCCGCCTGTATGGTCTCAGACGTGAGGATGTCTTCGTTTACATTTGCCATAACTTTAATATAATATGATTTGACTTTACCAAGAATAGGTGTGCCAATGCCTGTAAGGTTTGCCACACGAAAATTTTTCCGCCACAACCATGCCTTTTCGCATTATTTTTGCTACCTTTGTACAAAAGAATATAATATGAGGCACGTTTTCTTCTTTATATGCGCCTTCCTCTGCCATATCGCGGCAGCAGCGCAAGACACTGATTTCCCGTATGAATATGTCAATCGTATGGCTGACAGCTGCAAGACTTATTACAGCCAACAGTCAGTATCGCAGTTTGTCGAGAAATACAAGGGCAAAGAGGTGTGGGTAATAGAGCAGTTCGACCACGGTCTCAACAAACTGTTCTGGAAAACGGTAAAGAGAAACGAACCTCATAACTGGCTCGACTCTTACGGAACATCCCTTTATAAATCTGTCGGAATAGGCAACGGCTTTGAAGCAAAGAATTGTATATTGTCCGACTTCGTGCTGCTGCCCAACAAAAATGAATGGATGCGTATTCAAGACGAGACAGGGAAATGGCATACACTTTCCAATGGGCAACGCATCACAATGTTCAAACACAATGAATTTGTGCATAAAAGGGAATACCAAGACCATGACCCTGAATATACCCCAATGTTTTGCTATTACGCAGTGTTTACCATAAACCCCGAAAAGACATACAAGAGACATCGTGACTCAATAACCGTAGCTACTGCTGACACACTGTTCGTGGAATATTCTGAAAAGCTGCACAACTACATCTACCTAAACGATGAATTTCTTGCTGTAATAAAAGAAAACGAAGAAAAAGTGAAGGAAGTGATAGAGCAGCAGAATATCATGGAAAGGGCGCGTTACAACTACGCCAAAGAACGTTGGGGCGAAAGGATAGCGCAGAAAATACGACAGGGGTTAGTGGAGTTTGGCTTCTCACCAGAAATGTGCGTGGAGGCACGCCGCAACGAGCCACGCCATATAGAAAAGATAATGACACCGCTCGGTCTTGCCACACAATACGACTTCTACCTCGAAGGACTAAAGCTATACTTCATCGAAGACAAATTGGTGGGCATAGAAGAGAAAGGACGACGACCACGATACCACCGTTAACAGCCGCCAAAAGGACGAGCCAATTTAATGACTCGTCCTCACACAAAAACACATTATACCGAAAGTTACAACCAGCCTGTACTTGAACCTTCTCCTGTGATGATGTCAAAGGGGTTCAAATCAAACTCCTTCGTGATGTCAGTGTCGTCTTGCTTGCTTTCCATGCCGTCCTCATTGAACAGGCATCCTTTCAGCGTGACGGTCTCGGCAGTCCAGTCCGAACCTGCGTAGGCGTTGGTGAACGAGATGATAAGGTCAAACTCGCCCAAGTCCATAAGCGAGCCTGCCAATGCCCGCAACTGCGACACGGTGTTGTAGTCCATCGTGATAGAGGCAGTGCAGGTCTTGTTGCCAAAACCCCTGCCTATAGCCTCACCGCCAATGCCATAGTTGTTCTCCACCTTGCGCTTCTTGTTCCACTTTATCTCCGACACTCCCTGCATGATAGTGGAGTCCTCGGATATACCCAACGCTTGTATCGAGATGCGAATCATCGACCAGCTGTACGAAACATTATTTATTGTTGCCATATTACTGATTTATTTTAAGCAGTAGTTAATGCCAAGCCTTCCTCTACCTCAATGGTGGTTGCGACACCAACGGGTACAAGGGAGTACTGGATAATCAATTTGTCGTTTTTCAGCACGTTCTGGCTCTTGTCAATGGTGACAGAGTAGCCCGAAATCTCCTCGTTGGTTTCCATCGTGTCAAGAACATCAGAAACGAGGTTCTGGAACATGGTAATCTTTGCGGAGGACAGATAGCCTGTGCTGGGGTCAACCTTCAACGGACTGTTGACGTATGGCAACAGTACCGTGCGGACAGCCCTGCGCGACTTGTTGATAGTGCGGTTTCTCGCCACCGTGCGATAGTCACTGTCGCTGTTGGCGCAAGTCTGGTCTTTCGAGAAATAAACACCGCTCTCCAAACCACTGTACTTGCAAAGGAAGATATATCCCTTGTCGTCCAAAGTGTCCAACTTGGTCTTGTTCAGAGAGGAATACTTCAGGGTGCTGGTGAACTTGCCCTCGCTGTCAAGGGTCATGTCGCCAAAGCCCATCTCAATGTCAGGGAAGTAACCTACCATGTTGAACTTGTTGACCCAAGCGAAGCTCTCCTGAACGCTGGCGTATGCCAAACAACCGAGCAATGCGCCCACAACGCCCACTGGGGTGTAGTTGGGGTTGGCAAGCTGCATGGCGGAAACATCGGAGTCAAGCCCCTGGCTGATAGCTACAGACACATAGCGTGCGCCTATCATACAGCTCGGTATCTTGTTCAAGTCAACCTGCTTCAGACTTTCGTCAGTGGTGGCGACAACAGCGGTGTTGGCAGTCAGTATGATTGACAACGGCGCGTTCTCGTCAGCAAGCGACGTGGCCTTGCTGTTGAGGCTCGTCACCAAGTCAACACTGTATGTGTCAGCAGTGCTGTCAGTCAGCTTCCACAACGGCTGCTCCGTCCATACGCCTAACTGGTTAATCAGACCGTTGGCTACACGCTGCATCTGGTCGATAGCGTCCCAGTTCTGGCTGCAATCAGCAAACATGATGAACAAACGACCAGTGTCGCCTTGTATGCCGAAGAAATGATTGATATGATAGTACGGTATGCCATAAAGCAAATCCGTAGATGTATCACCTGTGTAGGCGGCAATGCCCAACTCTTTCAAGTCATCCATCGAGTTCACCTCAATGACATTGCCTTCCAACTTATCCTTCACCGCCAAACCCGCGCCAGCAGTGAAAAAGTCTGTCTGCTTGGATATGTCAAACAACAGACCAGTGACTTTCTCTGTCGAAGTCGTAGAACTGGTACCGATATTACCGTCGGTGTCAGTCATAAATACACCACCTAATGCCATATTGTCGAATTTTTATTGTTTGTAATACGGATTTTTGTAAAGAATAGCGTCCTTCACAAGGTTTTGTTGAGTACCTTTGACATACACGCCACCCTTGCTGTCAATGTACAGCTCCTCATAGTTGGGATAACCAGTGAGTATCTGGTCCACATACTTGGGAATCTCTGTCATAGAGACGTTATCAGGCATCTTCACCTCTTCCTGCGCTTCAACAGCAGCCTCAGCAGAGACTTCCTGTGCCGTCTCAGTCTTGTTTACGTCTTCACTGCCCTCAACGTTGACAGCGGTCTGCTGCTCTTCCATCTCGTTCAATGCGACGTTCTCTGTTTTTCTTCTTGCCATAATCTTAACTTAAACTGAAAATGGGAGCGGAGTCTCGTTGCTCCACTCCCACATTGCTACTTATAAAACATTGAACCGAACTCTACTTGTTAAGCACCAGTGTTGGTGTACGCAGTCCAGCATACGATTTCAGCAGGACGGACAATGTTCACGTCCATCTTCATGCGCATCTGGAAGAAGTACAACTCACTGTTGTTTTGCAGTCTGTCAACACGCACCACGTCAGTGTCATTGGCGTAGTCCACACCCATCCAAAGGTTAGAGTCCATGCCTGTAGTGAACGTGCCAAGAACGATAGTGTGTTCTGGAACACCGACGATAGGCACGATGCGCTTGCCCTTGAAACGGTACTCGTTGACCTTCGTGTTGTCGGAGTACTTCACTTGCTTGTCGCTGAGATACTGGTCGTACAAATCCCAGACATCCCAACCGCACACGAACACAAGACCTGCTTTCTTGCGAATCTGCTTCGGGCATTTCTTCCACATGGCGTTGAAAGCGGCCTCTACTTGCTCACCAGTGGTAAGCTCGGTAGTGCCAGCGATGATGCACTGACCGCCAGCCTTCTCCTCTTCGGAAGCGTCAGAAGCGGTGTTGGCGAGGATGCGCTTGATAGCACCGTCAAAATACTTCATCGGACCACCATCGTTGTCACCGCCAATAGCCGTGCAGCCCGTGGGAGCAGTGATGCCTGCGGAAGCAGTGCCACCCTTAGCCGAACACCAAATGGATTCGCCGATATACTCGTTCTTTCTGTCCATTAACAGGCGGAGCATGGTAGCCTGCACCTTCGGGTCAAGCTCGCGGAACACAAGATTGCCCTCTGGCTGTGCAAACTTCCAGTACTTCTCGAAGTCTCTGGGGTTGAACTCCAGATACACCATGAAGTCTTTGGGTTCAAGATAACGCTCTGTAAGCGTGTACTGATTCAGACCGTCTGCCGTTCCCGCGCCAGCACCGTGTGTGGAAGTCGGGGTAGGCACATTGTCTTGGATAACCTTGCCCAACTTGGCGGTAGGAATCGTGTACTTGTATTGTATGCCGGACTTGATGTGGATGAGACCTTCCTTGTAGGTATCGTTGCCCTGCGCAGTGTAGGTCAACAGGTCTTCAAGAACCTCGCCGGAATAAGTGTTCTGCGCAAAATTTACTGAACTTGCCATATTTCTTCGTTTTAGTTAGTCAAGTGTTTTGAACTGGAAATCCTTGCCAACAGCGTCTTCCACGGCTTTAGCCATACGCTTCTCCGCCTCGGTAAGACCTTCTTTGGCATCATTCACATTCTGAGAGTCTTTGGCAATCTCCTCGGAAATCTTGTCACGTTTCTCGATAGAGTCAAGGGTGTCCTTGACCATATCAAAGTTGCTCTGGGCCATCTCCACCCATTTCGATTTTGAGTCGGCGGAAATCTTGCCGTCGGCGATAGCGTCATCGACGAACTGGGCTATCTCAGCGTCATGCTGTGCCTTCTCTGCATCCTTGTAGGTCTGCAACTCGTCCTTGACACCTTTCAACTCTTCCTGTGCATTGGTAAGCTGGGCATCCAGACCTTCCTTGACAATAGTCAGCTTGTCATAGGCGGCTTGCACTTCCTGCAACTTGGCCTCTGCGTTCATCAGCGACGTGATACGGCTGACAACAGCGGAAACCTCGGAACTCTTATCCAAGCCGAGCTGGGCGCATACAGAACCAAATGCGAACTCTTGCTCTTTTTCCATGTTTTCTGATTTTGAATTTTTAATCTCGTTTTGTTTATGAATAGAACCGACATTCAAAAGTGGTTTGAAGTCGCCTAATTCGGCGTTAATGGAAGCCATAGCCTCCTGTATCTTGTCCGCCTCGACAATCCCCTCAATCTTGCCCTTCACCTTCTCCCTGACCTGCTTGGAGGTCTTGAGGATGTTCTCGGCAGGGAGGATGCCTGCGGCGACGGCTTGCTTGGCATCGAAATATGTGCCGTCACAGCCTTCCTTGCCCTCCATAATCTCACGCACCTTCTCTTTCGACAAACCGAACCTGCGGGTATAGACAGTCTCAATCTGCTTGCGGAAGGCTTCAAGCATCTGATTCTCATCCTCACTTTGGGGATTGCCGTCCTCACTGCTTTCTTCTTGGCTCGTCAAGAAAGGGTTGTGTATCATCAAAATGGAGTAGTCACGCATATAGGAACGTGTGCCAGCAGCCCACAACACCGACCCCATCGAGGCGGCAAGACCTTCAATGATGGTCTCTGTCTCGATGGGACTGTTCTGTATTATACTGTATGTCCCCATGCCATGAAGGACGCTGCCGCCCTCACTGTTGATGCTGATGACTATCTTCGATGGTTTTACATAGTCTTGCAGCCAAAGGAACTCGTCATTGAAATTCCTCGCGCTGTACTCGTCAATGCGTCCATAGAAACGCATATACGCTGGCTCATTGGCACAAGCCTCACCAACAACATATTTCAAATTGCTCGTTTTCATCTTGTTTTTCCAAAGAATAGAATATGTTTTTTACAATGGTTGATTATTCCGTCTCGTCGTCAGTGTCATCGCTGTCAGTCTCGTCGCTCCCAGTATCATCAGAACTGCTGTCCGAATCCACATTATACGAGAAGCCCGCCACCTCCTCTATGGTCGGCTCTTTATGGTCGCCATGACCTTCCTCATCATGCGCAGGAGCATCAGAATGGTTGGTGAACGGCGGAATAACCAAATACCTGTCAACCCAGTTGCGATACTGGTAGCCCGACATATCACGAAACCATATCTCGTAATCTATCCAAAAGGGCTGCAAGCCGTTATCCAGCGATTCCGGCATATCCCAATAGGTAAGATTGCAACGCTCATTCAGGGCTGGCTCAACATTCTTAGCGTCTTGAATGGCGGCGTTAATAGTCTGAAAAACTCTGAAACAGCGTGTTTCCACCGTGTCATCACTGTTGTTCAAGTCGTTCAGCACATAACGAATACGGGCGGTAGCGCGACCCTCGCCGATGCGTTGCTGCGACACCAAATACCGCACATTGATAAAGCGGATGAAGGCGGCAGGGAAGCCGATGGCATATTCGGTGTTGCCCTTGCTCCTGACAATACGCTCAAACTGTCCATTATCCATCTTCACCGTCTGAAACAGCTTTACGCCTGTCCTATCAGGGTCTTCTAACGACTCCAACACGCGCCTTAACGCAAGATACGCCTCTTGCAATGGGTTTAACTCAACCTCTTCAATGGTAACGCTATCATCATCAGGAGTAAAGGGGTTATCACCCGCATCCTCGCCTGTATCTATAACTGCCACCACCTTCTGCTCTTCCTCTTCGGCGACTTGTTTGTGCTTGTCTATTATCATTTGGGAAATCCGTCAAAAATGTGAATACTTAAAGATTTCAACTTGTCACGCGCCACAGTGGAGTAACCTATAAACTGCCGCTGTATGCTCCTCACGCCTGTATTGCCATATCGGTATGTGCCACTGGGGTCATTATGCACTTTGGCGTAATAGAAATTGCGACCATACTGCCGCTTGCTGTTGCGCAACGCATTGGGAGAAGAGTAAATGACAACAGAGCGTTGCGAGCCTTTGTTGTCCCGCGCCCACACTATCGACTCTTTCAAGTTGCCAGTCTCATTCAGCACTGGGTGCGGCTTGTAGTCTTTCCTCGACTTCCACTTCTCACTGTGGCTCTGCCATGCTGACTGCCCAGTGGAATTGAACCTGCGAAGAAAGAACGACTGGCGGAAAATATCTTTGACAGCTTGTCCAGCCAACGTCTCGAAATTAAAGACATTGACCTCAAACTTGTTCGGCAAACGCAGCCATTGTTGTGCCAACCGCTTGGGGGTAATCACAATTCCAGCCATTGCTCCTTTATCTTTTTGGCAATATCGCGCAGCCGCTTCTTGTCTTTCTTCGGCACATTGAAATAACTGTGCGACTTGCCGAATATCCTGCCGCCCTTGCAGACACTCTCCTCAAACACAGGATTGACAAAATCAGGTTTCTCCAACTTCGCCTTTGCCATAACCCGCTCCATCTTGCGACGGTCATCAACAATAGCGTCTGCGGATTCCACCAAATAGCAGCGGCAACCATAGTCGATAGGTGGTATAAGCCATTCTGGGAAATCCGCCTTCCTGTAACTCGTGCCTTCCAAAGCCATGTGCCACGGACGTACCCTGTTGTCACCCTGTGTGGTATAGGTCAGAACCGTGTTCTCACTGATAGCAACCCAGCCTGCGGCAATGCTCATGGCATATTCTATCTCCGCATCCTCAATTTTTTTGTATGTCTTGTTATATCGTTCAAATATTTCCTCGCAATCCACCATATCAGCCCCTTCATCTATCTCGGAATACACCTGCTCCGACATCTGATATTCCTCCGCCACGGCGAAATCTATAAGGTTATCCAAAGCGGCGACAAGCACATTGCGCTGCTCCCTCTCCAACTTGCTCAACCCTTCATTATAGTTGCGCAACAATTCCACGGCTTTCTCGTAATCCATGCCAAAACCACGGACGGCGTGGCTGAAAGCAAACTCGGCACGCAGCCGCATCATCTCTTCCAGCAAGTCCTCCTGTTCTTCCATGTTACCATAGTTATCCAAGAACTGCTTGAATATCGCATAGATAGCTAAATATTCGGCTTTATCTGGGTCATCAGCCACTTTCTCGGAAGGGGAAACGCTATCCTCTATTCTCCTTCCGAGAAAAAATTTTCCACATCTCCATCTTCTTTGGTGGGCGTGGTTGTGTTCTGGCGACCGCCACGGCTCTTCCGCTCGCCACGCCCATGACCGTAACGCTTGTAATATTCCTCATCCGACATAATGTGACGGTCGTTGGGGCTGTCGTAAAACTCACTGCTCGAAGCCAAACCTTCAATGGCGTTGAACTGCTTGCCGACAACAATGCCAAACTCCTTCTCTATCTCGTCAGCACCGACCTCATACTTGTCCGTAATGAACGAGTAAAGGTTTATCTTGTCCTTGTTGCTCATCTCCACACGGTTGGCGTACTTGAACTCCAACCCTGCCTTGATATAGCCCATTGCAACCAAACGAGGCAGTATCTCCTCGTTCATCACATTTTCTATATACTCGCGATACACCTCTATGCGCTCGCGGAAAATGTCTTGGTGAGCGGTGGTGGAGCCAACGTATGACTGGGTTTCACCCGCCATCGACTCGCTGCCGACAATCAAGTTGCTGACTTCCTTGTTCACAAAGTCTATCAGACTGCTATAGATATGCTCGGAATTTGACATCGTGAAGGTCTTAATATCCACAGCGTCATTCAAGCCCGTAACCACAACCTTGTTTTGGGCGGCATTGGCGATGTCCTGCGCAAAACGCTTGCGGTCCATGTTGTTCTCCGACTCTATCTTGCCATGAATAATGGGCTGACCGTATGTATGACTGAAATTGACATAGTTCGCCAACGTGAACTTCTTTGCTAATATCAAAGGGGTGGTGGCGGAAAACAAACCCAACGACCCTGTGTCAATCAGGCAATAGTTGCTCGCATACTTCGCTGAATCCAAATCCCACCCAGGACTCCATTGTCCCTGACGCTGTACAACCCTGCGCTGACTGGGAGCGACATTGCGGCGTTCTATCAAATTCACCTCTGCCAACTTGCCTGTCATCGGGTTAATTGTAGGCATAATCTCCAAAAGGGTATAACCATACCATTTTGACTCTACGATACCCCTTATAATCTTGTCAAACTGCGACCCTTGTATCTTCTTTGTTTCTTCCACATCTTTTATATATTTGCCACGCTCATTTTGACGGGCAAGCATATAACGTTCTCCTATAATCTGCGATTCCACAGTTTCCAAGACGGCACTCAAATGTGCGTCCTGCTGCACACAAGCCTCATACAAGTCCATCAACTGACCTCGGTTATCCAACACCACACCGCGTGTTACCTGCGACTGTACGGTCTTGTAACGGCAATAACGCTCTATCTCCCGCGTATATTCCTGTATGGTCTTCTTGCTTGTACGAAAGATGCTCTCTAAGGGCGTGTCTCGAAACGACATATTTGCAGTTGCTATTTCCATGAAATATATATTTTCTGAAGAATAGCTCCCATAACTTCGCTTTGTTTGCCTTTCCTTACTATCGCTCTATAATAATATGTGTATTCATTATCCTTTCGCTACAATAATCTGCTGCCGTCAAAATAGCTGATGTTCAAGAGTTTCAAAATTGATTATATGTTAAATCGATAAAATATTTTTGTCAATATACATAGTTTCATTACCTTTGCAATCTCAATATTCAATCTCAATAAAACCACTATGAACAAAGAATTTGATTTCTATCGAATTAAGATGGCTTTCAAGGACGAAGCCACTGACGGTGCTATCGTGCCGGTAAAGACAGAAGACCTTGTAATGGCAACGTGCTACACCGAGGCAGAACAGATAGCCACGCGCCTAATGGAAGGCAAAGACAGGTTTGGCGATGTTGCCTACGAAATCGTAAAGACCAAAATCGACAAGGTTTATTTCAACGACACCTTCCATGTGGACGAAAACCTCATCTGCGGTCTGATTTCCTACTATTTCGAGGAAGACCTCGACACAGAAGTGGGGCTGTACGCCGTGGATGTCATCGTCTATACAACAGACGAGAAGAGCGGCAAGACCAAAGCAAACAAGGTGGTAATATATCTGCCAGAGCGGTATTCGTATGAAGCCATACAGGATGCCAAATACATCATCAGCCAGGAATACGCCAACTGCGATTACTGTGTGCGCAGCGTGAAATACGACAAGGCGCAATCGGTAATGGTTACACCTGAGACGCACAAGGCAAACATCAACGCGCAATGAACACGATACAGGGAACTGGAGCTATCGTAAACGTCGTATGCAGGGACACGCCGCTATTGGAGTTTCCAAGCCTTCATTTCGGAACGGACAAAAACGGCAACCGACTATTCGACGCTACTTCCTACATCCAGCAACAAAACCTTGCCGACACTTTGAGCGTGGAGGATTTCTTCACGAAATTCGACTTCCAGATACAGGCGATAGCGAAAACATACAAATTGTCCGCAAGCCAACTCGCCTGTATCAACCAGCAAGGACATCAACTGATTTACGGATGCTTGTGCTATCCGTTCCTATCCTATGTTGACCCACAATTCTGCGCTTACATGAACGAGGTGATAGACGAAATGTTTACCACTGGCATCGTAATCTCAGATTCTTACCTTACCACTTTGGTGAAAAGACGACTTAGCCCAGAATTGTACAAAACAATCTGGGATGACACAAAAGACATGGCGTGAAGCAAAGCCAATACTGGTATTTAACCGAAAGAAAGTGTTGGCACTAATAGCGAAATCGCTGAACGAGGCATCGAAATACAGCCACGAGCTGTCCGCAGGGAATATGTCAAAGGTGTGCAGGGGCGAACTAATATCGCTCGGCACATATTATTTCAGATACATTGACCCCGAAATTGAAATCGACCTGTCCGACATCGGCGTTCTGACACTCGAAGAGTATGATGAACTGTGCGGAGTAAAACGCCCTGTTTACGCCAACACGAAGATGAGCCGAAAGAAATGGAAATATAGAAAACACAAGACAATACAAAATGAAAATTAAAGTATTCAACTCTTCCACAAACGATTTGCCACAATATGCCACACCACAGTCTGCTGGCATGGATTTGAGGGCAGACATCAAAGAACCAATCACGTTGCAACCTACGAAATCCGTCCTTGTGCCTACTGGACTGCATATCCAACTGCCAGCAGGTTACGAGGCACAGATACGACCACGCAGCGGACTGGCTCTCAAACACGGGATAACCGTCCTCAACAGCCCAGGTACTATTGATGCTGATTACCGTGGCGACATCGGTGTAATACTCATAAACCACAGCGACGAGTCATTTGTAATCAACAAGGGCGAAAGAATAGCACAAATGGTGATTACAAAATGCGAACAAGCCAACTGGATTCCATGCGCATCCCTGTCCGAACTAAATTCCACAGAACGTGGTGATGGCGGTTACGGACACTCTGGCACACACTAACGCATCTTTTTACAGGAACAGTCAACCGCTGTTCCTGTATTATTTTATATATCTGTATTACAATGACATAAAGTTTATTTTTATCTTAAATTGAAAATAATCGAGTATAAATTTGGATAATCGAAAATAAATACATACCTTTGCATCGTAATATTAAATCGATAAAGCGATGGCAAAGAAAAACCAACTGACAAAAAGCGATTATCTGCCTGTCAAAGAACTGAAACGGTTGCTCGACAGACTTCACAAAGACAAGCAATATATGTGGGAACTTTATGCCCGCGTGTCTTTTTGCACAGCTTTAAGAATATCCGACGTGCTGTCGCTCACTTGGGCAGACATTCTTCACAAAGGTTCTCTGACGAAAACGGAAAAGAAAACAGGCAAGACACGCCGCATACCGTTCAGCTACCGCACGCAAGAACGGTTCGAGGAACTGTACCTGCTGATGAAACGCCCCAACCCTGCCGAACTTATATTCAAGAACAAACACACAGGGCTTCCATTCACCTCCCAGTACATCAACAGACTGGCGAAAGAGTGGAAAGAGAAATACGAACTCCAAATAAGCAATTTCTCCAGTCATACCTTCCGCAAGTCATTCGGACGGTACGTCTATGACAACAACGAGAACAAGTCCGAAGCGTTAGTGCTGCTCAACAGCATATTCAGCCATTCAAGCATAAATGTTACAAAAGTGTATATCGGACTGCGCGACGATGAGATAAAATCGGTATTCGCGTCCATAAACATATAAAGTAACGAAAACGTTACTTTTCCACAACTGATTGTACGGCAACGTACCCCTATCTTCATTACTGAACGTTTCTTCGGAAACATATCTTTTCTATTATGAGTAAGGAAGCTGAAGGGGTATCGACGCAGCCCCTCATCATCGAATGCCAACTATGCGGCAAAACAGAGGCCCTTGATGACTTTGACCCGTCATCACCCCTCTACGACACGATGCACGACAGACATCTGTGTTATTCCTGCGCGTTCTGGACGGACAAGATAGAACACCCGCTCCCAGACCGTGAGGTGATAAACGGACACCATTACACCGTCCACCCATTCGCACACCGTCCCGAAAACGTATTGCGCGGATTTTTCGGGAAAGAGTTTTGCATACGCCGTTTCGACGGCACACTTGTAAAATCCAACAACGTATGGCATCAAGGCAAGATACCTGAAAGATTCCGACAAGCCCTGCCCGACACGGCGGTGTTCATATCACTGATGGCGTACCAGCGTTTGCTTAACGACTGCCACAAATGTATGGCGAAAGGATGTTGGGACAGATACCATTGCTTTCGTTATGACCTGTCATGCGAGAAAAACGGTGCGTTCAACAAGATACCCACAAACCACCATGTAGGTGATGAGCATTGTCCATCATTTATCAACCGTTCAGAATTAGGGATATGATTACAATAATGATAGCCGTGTGCTTGCTCGGCGTAGCCAACATAGCGATGTGTCTCATCCTCGCAAAAGATATGAACAAGATGCAAAACGACATGGAACGGTTTGCCATTCTTCTCAAAACCTATTCCGACATCCAACAACAGATATGGTTTCACTCCGTGTTCACAAACGACGCAATGGAACTGTTGCTATGGAAAGCGAGACAGGAAGTATATACTTGGCAAAGCCTATGGGTACAAGCAGAGCAATACGAGGCAGCGGAACAAGCGAAAATCGTATTACAGCAAATGGAGAGCATGATAAAGTTTCACCGTGAACAACTGAAACAAAATGAGAAAGCTGACAATGAAAGAACAGATGAACCAACTGTATAACAGCATAGACCCCAAAAAGTTCATCGCACAAGACCCGATACAGATAGTCCGTACCTTTATGCGCAAACCGTCCGCCACGACAGCCGACGTGGAGATAAGCGCAATGTGGACGGCAATGCTGTCATGGGACAACAACCAACAGACAATACAACTCGCAAACAAACTGATGACGATGTGTGAGAACTGCCCTGCCGACTTCGTGAAATACGGCGGTTTCTACGACATACCAGATGACGGGACGATATACCGCACGTTGTCAAACAAAATGTTCAAGAGCGTCAACCACACATTGCGGGCATTCTACAACAAATATGAATCAGTACAGGCATATATCGCGACACAAAAGAATATGCGTGTTGAAGATTTGATAATGGAATTGTCCGACACCTTTGCGCCCGCGCGGTTGGGCAGTCCTGTTCGCAACTCCGCTTGCAAACGTATTTGCCTGCTCTTGCGGTGGATGGTGAGGAAAGGTGATATTGACATTGGACTGTGGCGCACTGACAACATCACCCCCGCCCGTCTGTATGCCGTCATGTCATCCGTGGTGGCTGGAAAAGCAAAAAAACTCGGTCTCATCACTTATGACCCGCACAGTTGGAGAGCGGTTCTGGAACTCTCGTCTGTTTTTCGCCAATGGAACATAGACGACCCTCTCCGATATGACATCGCCCTATCATACAATAACAATTAAAACTCACGACAATGACAATCATAATAGCAATAATATTATTCTTGATAGTGTCACTCCTTTTCACGATAGTAAGCATAAAGAACGCTTGCCACGGTTGTCCGCACAAGCATATATACGATGACTTGCAGCGACACGGCAACGCAAACCTTTGTGAACAAAGAAATATAATGCAACAAAAATATTAAGCACAATGGATATAACAACAAAGAACAGAGTGTCAATAGAGGAAATGAAAGCACACTACGCCCAAAACTTCCCTTTTGAACCGAACAACCAACGAGTAGGGCGGTACGCCAAATCCATCGGTTTCCAACCCGCAAAACAAATGATAAACGGCAAATACGTCCGTTTCTATATCAAAACTGAACAGACCACGACACAGCCATGAACGACTTGAACTTCTACAAAGGACATTGGAGCGCGATACCACACGCCCTCGCCGCACTCACGTCTGGCAATGCGTTCCTGCTATTGTTCAATATCATCAGAAGCGTTCCGAAATCTATTTGCAGCCAGCCAATATTTTTGTCCAAAAGCAGGTTGGCCGCTGCAATGGGCGTATCATACCATACAGTGAACAACAGCATAAAGGAACTGGAAAAACTTAACCTTGTCTCTGTTAAGTTAAGTAACGGAAGCGCAACTTCCTTTCATATAAACTGGGATGAAGTGGAGAAGATACACGAAGTCTCGTCTCAAATAACTGACGAGGGATGGGGTGCAGTAAGAAAAATGCTATGCCGTAACGAGGGTGGATTACAAACAATCGAAAAACAAAACCTCGATTTTATCAAACAACAATATAAAAGAGCCTATGCAGAAAATGCCTATGCAGAAAATGCCTATGCAGAAAATGCCTATGCAGAAAATGCCTATGCAGAAAATGCCTATGCAGAAAATGCCTATGCAGAAAATGCCTATGCAGAAAATGCAGAGGTTAACAACGAACCTATGCAAAAACTGCATAGGTTGACTACTGATTTGCCACGAACCTATGCAGAAATTGCAAAGGTCATAGACGAACCTATGCAAAAACTGCATAGGTTAATTACCGCTTATGCAGAAAATGCAGAAGTTATGGCTATGCTCAAAGAAAAAGTCATGCAATATGGGCTTGATACATTACTGACCTATGCAAAAACTGCAAAGGCTACCTATGCAGAAAGTGCAGAGGTTGGCTCTTCAACCTATGCAAAAACTGCATACAGTATAGATATATATAAGATAAAAAAAGATGATAGCGAGCGAAGCTCGCTTAATAAAGGGGGAGAACAAAAAGAAAAAATCGAAAAATGGTTTGAAGAACGTGACTTGTCTTTTCCTGTTCTTTCTTCGACAGATTTCGAGACCATCATAAACCTTTCAGATTTTTCTGACGAAGATTATGATAAAGCCGTAAGACAGGTTTGGGGCTATCTGCAATATGATAACAACCCAGAAAACATTGAAAGCAATTTTATCCCTGCTGAACTTTTTATGGACTGTCTTTATCGTGCCTGGAACGATTTGAAAGAAATCGACCCTGCTTTCTCCCTTTCAGAACAGGACATGAAAAATATATTCGGGTTCGACCTTGAAGAACATAATGGGGAGCTGTGCTGTTACATTACTCCCAGTAAACTGCACAACATAACCATTCCTGCCACGACCATTTCAAAACCTGTCAGGACACGAAACGTAAAAGACCGTACCTGTCGCAGACTTTTTGTTGAGGCTGTTACGGAAATTGCCAAACAAGACGAAAAACTGCTTTCAGATGCCGAATATATCGTTTGGCAGATTATTAAGACGGTCGAGGAAAACAAAGTCAACAACCAGTCTCGTTATGATGAAGTGACAAAACTCCAGTATGACAATCTTGTCGGGGTATGGTCTGAAGAGACAGGAATCCCTGTGAATGATGTTAAGGGCCTTCTTAAAGAACTTCCGCAAAAAGGCAAGATTTCTTTAAGCGTAAGCCAACTGCTTCCAGAAAAATTCTTCAAGTATAATCACGACCACAACGACACGGCAAACGTCGAGGAACTGTTTAAGCAAAAATTGAATGAATACGAAGAAGAGGACGGCGAAACAGATTGACCCTTTTGCTTGCCGTCCTTTATTTGACTTGCTTCTTGACTGGACTTGATTATTTCTTTTCGGGTTCAGCCAAGAAGTTTCTTCTTAATTCCATTTCTTCTTCCAAAATTCTTATTGCGTCTTCTTGTCTCTTGAAATAGTTGGCGGCTAAATATCGTTTGTTGCTGGTGGCTGTGTTCTTTTCCACGTCAGAGGTCACTTGCATCTTGTCCGTGATGTACCAGTAACGTTCTCCTTTTGCCACTTTCATCGTCAATGGCTCAATCCTTTTCAGAAAGTGATTCCATGTCTTTCCGTGCTTTGCCAATTCGTTATCCAAGAGTTTCCTTTCGTAATCTGCTGGGGTGAATGATTGAAATGAGAAATCGTCAGCCATTCCCAACATCTCGTTCATACTGTATCTTACTTCACCGCCCCTTATCACATAGCAGTACATGATGACTTCTCCAGTCTTTTTGATAATCCGCACAACGCCGTAGCCCTCCTCTCCTGTCTTGTGGTTTTGGAACGTTACCAAACTGCAAGAACTGGGGCGGAATTTGTCTGCTATCACGAAATAGGGGTTGCCAAATTCCTTCCCTTCTGCGTCCAAAGCCTCAGAAATTCGTTTTAAGGCATTTTCTTTTGCTGGGTGGATAAGTTGTCCATCCAAGATGTAAAAATCGAAAATAGGGGCGTTTCTGGCGATTTTAAGGCATATTCTGACTTGCTTTGTTCCTCCATCCTGCACCAAACCGATGTTTTTCTCTCCGTTTTCTTCCCATTCCACCACATCGCCAGCACCAAAACCGTGTTCTAACCATTGGGCGAAAGTGGCGTAATCAATGGCGGTGTCTTCTGTGGAATAACTGGAGGGGTGGTGGAGCTTAATGTTAAACTTGCTCTTGCAATAAAGGTTGATGCCTTCAAAGTCTATCTCGCTGCGGTATTTCTTCCGACTGAGATAATGCTCGATTTGTTTCTTCGTCTTCATTGTGTGGATTATATTCATCAATTTGCAGTGATGATGGACGTGAACTGACAGTGAAACGGTTGTCTATATCGTCAGCCTTACGCCTCGTCATTGAATTTTCGGCAAAGATACGATTATTTTTCAAATGCAAATCATTTTAACAATAAAAATTTTCTTAATTCACGGAAAACGAGTTTTGCATTTTGGGGCTTCGGGAAAATTTCGGCTTTTGTTTGGTAACGTTTTTGTACAGTTCTATAATTTTCAATATAATAGTCTAAGTCTTGTTGCGCGGCCAGTTCTTCGTCTTTGTTGTGGAAATGTGTATAGGAATGTTCAGAATCCGTTTTACGACAAGGTTTTGAGGCTTGTATGCTTGGAGATTAATGACGAAAAATGTCAGCACTTTAGGTAGCGGTCTGGGATAGCTTAAATACATTATATTCCCTTTCGTACAAATATCGTGTGTTTTTGCGTGTTATGTGGTGTTTTACTGGTGGAGAATCGCTTATTTGACCATTTTGAGACTTGCCAAAAACGAGATTGAAAAAATTGGGGCGGAGTATATACATGGTATTCGCACCCGCTGCTACCCCCTCCACCGTCTTTTTTTGATGAATTTTGCCGCAAAGTATTGTAAATCAATTACTTTTATTGTTTCACTTATTACAAAAGTGAAATTAACTAACAATTTGCCCTGTTACTTGATTATTCTTTCTTTGTCCTTTGCCCCTTTTTCAGTCAATTTTTGCCCCTTTTTCGTGTTTCTGTTTCCATATCTTTTGCCCTGTTACTTGATTATTCTTTCTTTGTCCTTTGCTTTGTGATAATTGACACATATACGCGCGTTCCTATTATATGCAACAATGTTAACAAACCTTTCGATATATAGAAAAGATTTAATAAAACACACTTTTTGCCTCAAATGTTTGTGTATATCAAACTAAATACATACCTTTGCATCGTCAATCAATCAAACAGCGGTTTTGATTAACGACAACAAAACAAAAAAGGTCACTCTCATTGCAACGAGTTATCCTACGCACAATGCTCAAAGGTTGCAAACGGCAAACGAGTTTTGCCACGAAACAAATTTAATGCACCGTTGCAGCATAAACACGGAAAGGCTGCAAGTTAGTTATAATGGTATTGTTTGCAATACGAATTGCAATAACTCTAACTTATACGTTCTTTGACATTCTGAAAGTAGTGTAACCAAGTATGAAAATACGAAGTTATCAAAGTATGTACTATTTTACAACTTATTGAAAGTAGCAATTTTCAGTAAGTTAGTGTAAATATTAGTAACTTTGTGGTGAAAGTGGTAAAAAGTAATTACCTAATTTAATGATAATGAAACATTTACAGAAAGCACAAAAGCCGCTTTTGTTTAGCGGTTGCAAGTATGCGAATAAAGTAAAAGTTATTAAATGAAGTATTACTATAATAACACAATTAGGAAACAAAGCAAACGTAAATACATAGGTACAAAGGTAGATAAAAAGCCGTGGAATATTGCAATAAAACTAATTAGTTATTAGTTGGTTTTATACGTTCCTAACTTCAAAGTTTGCCGTTATAACTGGTAAAGTTTAGCGAATTACTTAGTGTTGTGTAATATATTGGTTATTGATAGTAACGTAAAAATCGAAATTGCAATTACTTTGCAGGTATTGCAAAAGTAGGTATTTAATGCAAGGTTTTGCATTAGTGTAACGTAAATTTAAAAACGCTACAAACAAAAGCACTAATTTATTAGCTTACAGCAAGTTTGTAAATTTAGTGGGCGTATTGTGTGGCATAACCGCGCAATATCTGAAACATACACGGCAACACGTTTAGAGCGTGCTGTTGGGGTGTGCTATGCGTTGAGCGAAACAACGGCTCGCTACAATTTATAAACCAAAGTTTCACAATTAAATTCAAAACACAATGAAAAATTTTGTAAAAGTTTCCAGTGAGTTAGTAAACGGAGTAGTAGCAATCAATGAGCAGCTTATGCCTCGCTCCCTCGTCCTCGTGAACGTGAAGAGCGGCACGGCGTATAACGTTGCCGCGAAGTGCCGCAACACGGACAAAGTGTCCGTATGCAAGGCACTCGCTAAGGCGGTGCTTGCTGCAACGCTTGAAAAAGCGAAGCAGAATAACACGGAAGCAGCCGTTGAGAGCAAGAAGAAAGTGTACGACGACGTTCCCAAAGCGTTGGGCGGTCATAGAGTGTACGTAACCGACAAGGACGGCAAGTTGCTGGAAGCGTCGGGAGTGTACGTTGCCGCCGACAATGTGGACGAGCTTGTGCCACTTAAAAAGCTGTTCCGTTTCACAAAGTCAATGCCAGTTTACAAACTTGTTGTAGAGCAGGGCAAGGATTGGGCTGACGAAGAAGTAGTAACCGCACTGAAATGGTGGTGCACTGCCACCATTGAGCAGCTGGACTATGTGAAGCGGCTCGACGAAGCTATCGGCAAAGCGGCTGATAGCAACGAAGCAGAAGCGAAAGCGGCTGACAAAGCGGCAAAGGCTGAAATGAAAAAGGCGGCGTAAGCCTCCTTACACCCAGAGCGTGAGCCATAATTGCAGGCTCGCGGCGGGCGGGTTGGTGCTAAGGTCCGGCATCGGCTCGCCCTTTTGGTGCTGCACGGTTTAGGCGTGGAACGGAGTTCGACTCTCCCAGCACCACAAACCAAAAAATAGTGAAAAATGGCAAGAATAGCAGATTTACTATGTCAGAGCGTGAAAAGCGAACGCTTTGACGGGGCTTGGTATGTGAAGTTCGCGTTTGAAATGGGAGCGGACATACCAAGAGCGCGAGAACTGTTTGCGGAATACGGCTGCGGCTACATATATCCCGCGAGCGGCAAAGGACTTGTTGTGCAGGACACTCCCAGAAACCGCCGCAAAATGGTGACGATGTACGGGTACTGCGTGGTGATAAATGAGCGTGGCAGTATGTGGAAGCGTACCCCAAAGGACATTGGAACGCTTAACCGCAAAAAGGCTCGGATTGGCGATTGCGTAACACGCCACAGGATAGAGCGTGATGAGCGTGCGTACCGTGAGGAAACACGGCGTGAGCGTTTCTTTGACGATATGCAGACCAAAGCGTGTCCAAAGCGTCAAGGCAGGGGAAACGGCTTGCACGACATAGGAAAATATGTGAACGCTCCATATCGGCGGCGTTCAATATGGGAAGATAGTCCAGTGCATCGTAAAACGTATGCAATAGTTTCATTATAAATCTTACAACTATGACCGAACAAGAATTTTACGACCGTACAAGGGTGCGTCTGGAGGGCGAGGACTTCCAGAAAATGCACGATGACTATTGCAACTCGCCGCTCGACAAGGACGAGTACTGCAAGCAATGGGTGTGCGGGCAATACAAAAGCGCGTGCGAGAAGGCAAACGACCTGCTCCAAACCCTGAAGGACATAAACGCCGACATAAAGGAATATTTGCAAGACGGAAACAGGCAGGGCGAGCTGAAAGGCTTGCAAGCGATACGCCACACGACTATGGCGCAAATATGGGAACAGAGCCGCCTCGTGAACAAATGGCGTGGAATTATGTGCATAATATTGTAAAACCAACAAAAAATACCTACAAAATGAAAAGAAAAAGAACTCGTTGCCGTGGCACGCGCATACTCTCGTGCGACGGCAGGAAAATCGTGCGCTTCTGCCTTACCGTGGCGGCTGCGCTTGTGATGTGTTCGTGCGCCACAAAAGCGCATGAACTCCAGTGTGAAACCGCCGAGCCAAGCATTGAGACAGGCTTCGATGGCTGTTTCTTCAGCACCGAGAACGTCATTGACACGATTGCGGTCAGCGAGACGGCCCACTATGTGCTCTACGACGACATCGACGCGGGGCTTGACGACGAGATGATACGGCTTACCCCGAAGGCTTACAGGACTGTGTGCCAAGCAATCGCGAAACACCAGCATTTCACTGGCAAGCTGAAGGCGGTCTGCCCATACGAGACAGTGGAGTATGTGGTGGACGAGTGGGAGCGTATGCCCTTGACGATGGACGAGTACGCTCCGTTGGCTTGCGCCGACATTATCGTTGAGGATGAGGAAGTGCCACTCTAAAACGTGAAAGACATGAAAACACTCGCAATATCATACTTGCTCATCCTTCCCACGCTGTTGGTGTTCTCCAGCATACCGTGGGTCGGGGCGATATATCTTGCCGCTCTTGTGTGGGCGAGCAAGAAAAGCGCGAAACTCGGTCGCTTTTGGCTGAGGGCGTACAAAGAGACTTTGAAACTTGAAGAAAGAATATTCAAAAACTGACAACCATGCGTATAGAAATATTCCCGGAACAGAAATGGCGTGCCGCTTGGGAGAAATCCGAGGAGGCGTTACACAGCGGACAAATAAAGTACGAACAATCGCTCCAGTATATGCTTGTGAAGATGATGAACTTCGCCCGCTGGGAGAATGTGGACGAGGTGCGCATTTGCGCCGATTTCGGAGAGCATTGCTTCGGCTTCGGCATCATCCGCAAGGACGGCACCATGTCGCTCAACGGCGGCATCATCTTCCACGGCCTGCCCGACGAGGGCTACAAGACAAACGGAAGCGTGGAAATATCGCCCGAATATGGATGGGCGACACATACATAAATGTTAAATCTGCAAGAAAAGTGCGGCGGTGGACAACTTTGGACACCGCCGTTTTCTATTCTTCAACAAACAAAAGCACAACAATATGGAAACAATCAAGGAATTTATCAACATCGACCGCATGGCCGACTGCGTTGCGGGAATCCTCAAGGAAGCCCGCGACGGTTTCTGCGACGA